TAAGTAAAGAAAATCAGTTCCTTTTGTTAGGAAAACATCTACTCCTTGAACAAAATCTTCTATACCAGTTAGGTCGAGTTGAACATTTATCCGATGTCTGTGAATATAGCCGCTGGCACGAACAAATTTATAGTATTCTGTATTTTTTATTGTCTCTTTGTCTGCGTTATAATAAAAGCTGTTATTTAGATTATCCTTTGGGCAAAGGACGAACAAGTTTGAAATGTTACTATAAGTTCCATCGTATAGTCTCAAAGCAACTACTCCAAATACTAAATATTTGAAGTAAGTATTTCCATTTTCACTCATAGCCTTATTAATCATTGAGTCAATGGCATTCCAAATTGTTTTAGTTCCATTTGGTTTGGTTCCTTCAAAAATCAAATTATCGTAATCTTGCGAACCAAAAGATGACGTCCAAAAGCAACCTTGAAAATCATCGCCAAGTTGAGCTATGGCATCAACTTCAACTCCTGACGTGTTTGTTACGGAAAAAGTATAGTTGAATGCGTTCTTATTAAAAATATTGTAAGAATCTTTATTCCAAAAAGCATAAAGTATGTTTTTGTCTCCTACAAAGCAAATAATATTTCCTATAGCAGTAACTGAGTTAACCTTGAAGTCTCCGAGGTTTAACTCATGAGGTGTTCCGTCTCCTCCCTTTTCTGTCCAGTACCATGAATAAGGAGAACTGTTAGTGCAATTCACAATATAGTGTGAATGATTTTTGTTCGCATGTGTCACATTATGTACGTACCTGATTGAACAGGAGTTGTTTGGAAGCGTGATGTTCGGCTCTGCTACTACTGGCTGGTGGATAGGGTGTAGTGCCCCATCCTCGTTGATGAGGTTGAGGCAGGTTGCCAACTCCCCATCCTGACAATCATAGTCGGATGGAGAGTTGGTGAGTCCTTGGAATATTACTTCTTGTCTTGCCATGTGCTTGAATTTAAGTTTGGTCGCATGATTTCGTAGTATGGCTCGCCTTTGCCTGACTTACGTGGAATACAGGTCAGGCGAACCATTCTGTTGAGCGGAAGATTGTAATCATCAAGGATGGCGGTGATGGAAGGAAGGTCACTTCGGAACCCCACCTTCTTATGCTCCTGATTGAATTGAAGCTGAGTGAAGGCGGTGTTTGACTTGCGAAGTTCTTCCCAGTCCTCACGCATACAGAATCCGTATGTTCTTCTGTCTGATAACCTGAACACGAAGACAGAGTAATCTGTTCGTTCCTTCTGCATGATATGGTCGTAGATACCCTTGGAGAGTATGACAGAGTTCGCTCTTCCGTCCAGTATCACAAAATTGTTGCGATGCCTGAAACCATTGACTTTATCTATTATATATTTGAATTTCATTTCACAAAAATAATAAGTAAATTGATAAGATATGTATTATCTATTAACTTTATCTCCGATACTACTTATTTGCCAGTTCCTTCGCTTCTTCAAGTGATACTGGCTTTCCGCTAAGAGGAATACGGAAGTCGAACTTGGAACGGAAGGAGTAGTAGCCTACGAAATCGAAGCTCTGTTTCATTCTCTCATCGGTGGTGATGTACTTCTTGTAAGCCTTCACTTCCTTCTCAGAGCGGTAGATAGAAGAGTTGACGAAGTAAGAACTGGTTCCCTTGTTTGCGATAACTGCAATAAAGAACTGCTTGCCAAGGAATTTCTCCTTGATACGCTGGATAATTGAGATTTTCTTTGTATTCATTTTGTTAATCTGATTAATTATTATGATGAGTGCAGATAGGCTGCACTATACTATTCCGCAAGATACGATGCAATCTTCTTTGTTGATACCTCGATAGTATTCACATCGCTGGCAAGCAAGACTACCTACCATCAGGATTTCGTGAGTGTATCTGCCTTGTATGGCGAAATGGCATGGAGTGGTGTACTCGAAATGCCCTCCTATAAATTCGTTTACGTTATATTTTGGATATTTCATTTGGTTTCGTCTGGTATGTAAATGTTTTGTTTTATATACATTTGTCTGTTGTATTTAAATGTTCCAGCACAACTTCTGCCACATGACTTTGCCTCAGGGCAGAATCCTCTGTAAACGCATTGAGGAACGCAAGCGGATGCAAGATAAGGCTCTATTTGAACCAACTCGTCAATTACCTTATACCATACCTCTCTTGTTTCCTTGGATGCCTTGTTGCATAGTCTTAGCTTTGAGATATTGATAATCTCCTGAGCGTTGAGGGATAGCTGCAAGTTGACCAAATCATCCTGACGCATATCGTGGCGAGATACCTTGGAGCCAGTAATATCTGGTCGTGATGTGGAGACGAATGGCTGGGCATGGACGTGGCGAACAAAGTGGTTGCTCACCCAGTATGGTATGCCATACATTTTAATATCAAACTCCAATTCTCTGAGCGGTGAATGCTCGCTGAGAATCATCTGTTTCTTGAACTCATCGCTTGGCTCACGTCCTAAAGACTTCTTGCCTTGCGTAAACCGAGCGGCATCTACAACACGCTGCCAGTCGGTTACTCTTGTAATTTCTATTTTCATTATTCTATTTTGCAAATTATCTTATTAACATTACATACTTGACTGTTACCTTTGTCGGACAAGAATATGGTAATTGTTCCATGGCTCTTGCTTTTCGACCAGCCTTTCTTGCATTCTATTGGTATTGTTCTATATCCATTAGCAACAATCATACAGGTGTCCTGATAATCATTGCTAATCACGATATGCTTATGCTCGGTTTCTGTCCTGCCAGCGCAACCTGCAAGTAATATCGCATACGCTAATAATAGTTTTTTCATACGTTATCTTTATTACATATAGTTTCTGTCGTCTCAATATCTGTCATTGTAGTCTTGGTTGTTGGGTTGTAATATGTACGTCTGCTTATAGATTGTACTTTACCATTACTATTAGTGAAATACACAGAATTACCACCATCATAAAACCGGTACACAGAAACTCCATCAATCTCAAATAGTTTAACAACATTAAACTTGTTTTCGGAATCAGTTGTTTTAACTGGAGTTCCACTCTTTTTGCAACCTATCATAAGAATAGTTGCAAGTACTACTAATATTAATTTTTTCATATACTACTTATTTTTGCGACAAGGGCAACTTTCTGCGTGAATAACACAGACTCCGTGTTTCGTGTCCACAACCAGATAATCGTGTCCTTCCTCTGTGAATACTGACATACCAATTTTATTTGCGGGTTTATTGCTATTAGCCAACGAGCGAATGCCCTCAAATATCAATGCGCCTACTAGCAAACACAAGACAAACCAAACGGCTGACTTGATTAAGTTTAAAATATTATTCTTCATCATATACTCCATTTGATATATTTATGCACTCAACGAACTCCTCAACTTCTTCAATACTATTCAGTATAATAGTAATGCTTCCATCTTCATTCCAGTGCTGATTACTTACATCTACCATAGCTTTATCTTACTTATCCTTATCGAATTTATTGCCAACAACAACAAATCTATCATATTCTCTTCTTTTTACCCTCTCCCTGTTGCCAAGGAGAGGATGGTTAGTTACTTCTGAACTTCAACAAATTTTCCGTTTTTAAGTTGATACCAAGTATCAGCCTTGATGTTTTCTCCGTCAACGTACTCTGTCTTAACGCATACTGGAACATTATGATTTTTCTCATCGCTCCATTTCCACTCTGCCAGCGTTATCCATGAGCCTACCTTTGCTTTGACTTTGGATTTGTTTCCAGCACACATAATAACAGAATCTTCTCCAGTGCTATCAATCTTAGCATAGTCACCGCTTGAACCAATCTTAGCATAGTCACCGCTTGAACCAATCTTAGCAGAGTAACCGCTTGAACCAATCTGAGCAGAGTCACCGCTTGAACCAATCTGAGCAGAGTCACCGCTTGAACCAATCTGAGCAGAGTCACCGCTTGAACCAATCTGAGCATTGTCACCGCTTGAACCAATCTGAGCAGAGTCACCGCTTGAACCATTCTGAGCAGAGTCACCGCTTGAACCAATCTGAGCATAGTCACCGCTTGAACCAATCTTAGCATAGTCACCGCTTGAACCAATCTTAGCAGAGTAACCGCTTGAACCAATCTGAGCAGAGTCACCGCTTGAACCAATCTGAGCAGAGTCACCGCTTGAACCAATCTTAGCAGAGTAACCGCTTGAACCAATCTGAGCATAGTCACCGCTTGAACCAATCTGTTTGTTTCTGTCTCCGTTATCATACAACGCACCATCTGTCTTAAACTTTGATGGTGAGGTAATATCTTTCAGCCACTCGACACCAACCTTAATGATGTCTGCCAGCTTCAACTCAGCCTTAATCTTGATATGCGAAGAACAAACCTTTGTCGAATCTCCTTCTTCATCAATTTTACCAGACTGTTCTACCTCTGCATAGCGAGAGTTAAGCATATCGTAGTGGTCCCACACTTCCATTGGAGACTTGCAAGCGTGGAAACCTCGGTTACAACACTTAATTTCTCCGTCCATTTCATACTCTTTTCCAACTTCGTACTGGAAATTACGGCATTGCATATTCTTGTTGAAAGCCTTGTACGAGGTGATTACTTTTTCATTCATATTCTATCTATTTATGCCCGAAGGCGTTAAACAATTATCTATTACATAATGTGCAACTATTACATATTCCGTATTTTTCGTTGCATGGAAGACATACTTCAATGTTTCTTGAACATCTGTAATAATCCTCACCATCATCTATGCGCTTACCACAGATATTGCAATAATGGTCATGGTTTGTATATAATCTTGCCATACCTACACCTCCATTTCGTTATTAATACCAAGACCGAAGAGAAGATGTTGAAGCTGATGCACAAAATGAAATTCTAAAACTCGCACTCCTAATAGATATGCGGCTTAAGTTTTATCATCAAGAAGTATAAATATACTAATATTTCCTTTTTTAAAAATCCATGTTGCATCATCATATTCCCATCCATTCTTTTCTAAAATCTCTGGAGTTAAAGGAATTGGTTTGAGTTCTTCTTTTGCTACTCTCGAAAAATTCCCTTTCATAAATCTTATAAGATAAGATGTCTCACAAACCTCACAGATTTCTGCCACTGGTTCTTTATACAAAGATATATAATTTACCAAATCTCCTGGAATGTATTCTAACTTATCCATACGCTTACTTTTCAAGTTTCTTGATCAATGCCTTAATCTCATTATATGCAAGAATATCTGTGCTTCTACAGAGGTTTCCAATATTCTTCAACTCCATGATTATCTCGTGATTGGTAGGAACACCATGCTTCTTTCTTACCCATTCGATGAACTCTGGAATTACAACATTACCGCTTTCCAAGAATTCACTTTTTCTTCCATTGTAAGACAAAAGATAGTAGTTTTTTCTTGTCAAGAACCACCACAAAGCGATTAACTTGTGCCTGATATTTAATAATTTCTGTTTCATTTTCTTACTCATTTCTTTTTAGGAATATACTCATCTAACTTATCGTCAAATTCATAGCAGTCTGGGCAGTAGTGCTTATCGCCTATCTCTGCCCATTCGCTTTCCATTGCTTGTTCTTTTGCAGTTCCTTCGTCCACCCAAGCCACAATGCCATTAAACTCATCAGTGAAGGTCTTTCCACATCTGTCACATACGACAGAGTACATTGTTACTGGCTTAATCATAGTTTTCCTCCTTCCTTTGGAAGCAAATCGTCAACGTAAAGCCAGTGAGTAACACTATGAGATACAACAAACTCTTTCCAATTTGTGTTTGGTCTTAATAGCATAGGAAGTGTACCTGACTCACTTGCTTCTGTTTCCCCCAAGATATAGGTTCTTATCGCTTCGTGATTAGGCTCTTCCTCAGCAGGATGCCACAAGTCTTTCAAGAACTTGTTGATAGCCCACTTAGCACCTTTCCTAAAAGATTCTGCTATGAAAGGATTGTCATCGACAGTGCCATAAGTAGCTTTACAATATCTTCGTGCTGCATTTTTTATTTTATTTTCGTCAATCATAATCTACCCTTTCTTTTTCTAAGTTGATTCTTTCTATGCATTCTTCTCTGCGTCTTACCATCTTGTATATCTTCACATTTAAAGTGTGGTTTACAATACCAAGGTATGCAATTCGTTAAATCTTCATTGCCCATAATTAGCCCTCCACATCTTTAATTGTCCAACAAGTGCTCATTACCTTCGTAAGGTTCACAATATCTATATCTTTTACCTCCTATAATCTTGTAGGTGTGAATGTCTTTTACGTCCACTCTTTTCCAAAAGAGAGCAGGCTCCCAACTTCCATAAGGATTATCTTTGACAAGTACCTTATCGAATGGTTTCAGCTCGACCTTTGGCTTCAAGTCCACAATCATTTTATGCTCAGCATCCCAAGCCTTGCCTTTCTTTGCTAAAGCATCAAAGAGCTGACGCTTCTCTTCTTCTGTAGCATAGCGAAGTGTTTCATTGCCTATAAAACCAAAGCCACTATAGTCACACGTCGGACATCGATTAAGAATTAGACAAGCGTAATCTTTTCTTTCTCCTTCAACTATTCTTAAAATAAATATCGTATCTGTATGTGATTCATCTTTTTCTGCATAGAGAATATCCCCATCCTTGAACTCTGGCTGCTTTTCAATCTCTAAAGATTCAAGATTGAGCTTGCCACCCAAGCGTTCCTCGACGGTTTTGATGTAGGTCTGAGCATCATAATCGTTGGCTTTCTCAAACGAAGAAGTAAACATTTTGGGTATCTCTTTACAAGATTCATAAAAATCTTCTTTAGCATATAATTTAGAAAGATAATACTTGCCTTTAAATCTTGTGTAGGTATTATCCTCAAACTTTTCAAAGATAATGTGTGTGTTATCTTTACAAATCAAGACATCGCCTTTCTTCCAAACGAACTTAGACCAATCTTGCATTGATTTTGAAGGAAAGAGAATCTGTAAACCATCAAGCCAACATTCTTCTGTACCTAATTTTGAATAACCAAACGAACGAGTGCTGCCCGCTTCATTGGTTGCTGTACATACAATGTAAGACCCAACATCTGTTATATGAACTTTATCTAACTCTACGTCAATATTCCGTAATAAGTCATATAACTTCGTTCCTTGCGGCTTATCCTTTAGTATCTCTGCTATATTAATCTTTTCTTCCATATCATTTAACTCTTTTTGAATTGAACATTTTTACCGTCCTTACGCTCGTTAGCCGTACATTTAATGCGCTTGCAAACATTTTCATAAATATCGGTAGCTAACTCAGCGAAAAAGCAACCATCACAACTATTACTTTCAACCACTTTCAGTGTAATCTCAGAACCAATAGGTAAATCTTCCATAAGCTTAATTCCTCATTATATGTAACTTTACAACCTTGTTTTTTGCAAGAGGTTGTGAGTTGTTTATGTTCTTGATAAACTCTCTTTCCATCTGCTCAGGAAAGATGGGTTTGGTCGGCTTTGGGATGGTGATGGTAGCTTGAATCTTGCTACAATCACTCAAAGTCATTAAGCATCTTCTTGAAATCTGTTCTATTCCAAACATATTTTGTCCTCCTAATATTTATATCCGTGTAGATACGGACGAGTTTCGTTGTACTTCATTTTCAGTTTGATGTGCTCCATCAGGTTGATATTGTTACTATGGGCAATCGCAAAAATATCCATCAGTATTTCTTGTAAATGCTTGACGAGATACCAGTTTGGAGAATCATCCAAGTCACAGACTCCTATCTTTTCGATGAGTCTGTATAGGTCTTCGACTAAATCAAACCCAAAGATAAATTTAGCCAATTTGTATTCGTCTGTCAGGTCTTCGTCTTCTGTTAGTTCGATTTTCTCGCTTGATATGATGCTACCCAAGAGCGAGAGAATACGAATAGCGATGTCGGCAAACTCAGACTCTACTGTACCTTCAAGCGTGTTTTTGTAGGCGGTAGGAATATCCCTGCCAATTTCAATTTCGCTTTCGTAGTCTTCGATGGAGCCATGTCTATCTTTTCTGTCCGCTTGCAGCACTTCACCCATTTCTACGATAATGAACATCAGGTGAAATGTAGTACTAATACCAGGGTAGAAGCCCTTATCCTTTGCTGACTCGTAGGCTTGCTTAGATAATACCTCCAAGTCTTCCTTTGTGATTATTTCTAACTTTTCTTCCATATTGTTTTTGATTTATAAATTTCTGATAGTATTTGTTTCAATCCACATAGCTTTGCTATGACCTGATAGTGAATGCTATATCGTTGAGGGTTCTGCACCAGTCTATCTTGCCTTCTGCGCATAATTCGTTGAGGGCTTGCTGCGGCTGATGGAATCCTCGGTTGATGATTTCTTTGGCAAGAACATGATTTGGCACGATATGCGCTGCCTTACGCTCTTCCTGAATCTCAGCGATGATGGCTAAGATTTGTTCTTTTTCTGTCTTCATTTGGTGGGGATGGTAAGAATGATACGTGAGTTACTTGTTGCTGGAACATTAATTGCTCCAATTTTCCGTTCATGTCTTGTTGGTACCACAAATCATCGTGCATTGTCCCGATGATTGGGTTGCCTTTGTACCATAGTACCATGGTCTTGTGGGTAAAGAGGGCTTTGTGCGCTTTGCTGATGCGCTTGCCTATCTTGATATATCCGAAATTATTCATAAGCTAAAAGAGTGAAAGCTGACCGCTCTTGTCGTGATAGTGATTCCCTGATGGAAATATCAGTTCCTCGAACATGGCAGTCAGGCAGTTGGTGACTATTGAGTTTCCTGCAAGTGCGTAGAGTTTGCTCTTACAGATAATGAGTTGACCAGACTTCTCCTTGCTCAGGAGTTTATCTATGTCAGCTTCATGCACTCCCATCAGGCGGAAACAATCTCTTGGAGTGTACTTCCTGATTTGGATGGAGTATTTCTTGCCGTTGGGAGCGGTGTGAATGATTTCTTTGTTCATGATGGTTACGAATGTCATTGATGAAGAATCAATGGTTGTTAGCATTGTTGGAGCAATATTGTCATAGACTTGCTGGTTATAGAGGTCTAAGACTTGCCCCCCCATATCAGGCTTGACCTTCCCTGATAGGAGTAGGGATTTCATACGTTTTCCTCCAGTTATCATATCTCGCTTACGATTAATACTAAGTTGTCAGTGAAGAAACTTGTGATGGTATTACTGAGTCCGTCTGTACGTGGTGTTCTATGTTTCATCTTTGCGTGGAAGCTGCACTTATGAGTGTCGTATGCTTTGCGTAGCATCCTTCCATCGGCTGTTCGTTCCTTGTAGAGGATGGCTTTTCTCATATCTCTTTGACAATTAAGAATAGTGGAATGCAGTTACCTCCGTGACCCATAGCAGAATTGAGAGTAGGAGAGATTCCCTTGGTGGAATAGACTCTGGTCTGCTGCTCTATTCTGCCTTTGATTTGGAGGTTTGCCAGCTTTATAATTTTGTCGCACATTCTTTTATTTTTAAGATAAATGTGTTATGTTCAAAGGATGCTATTGTTATGGTTGGTGATATTTTTGTTTCAAACAAACCACCTTTAAAACTTCCGTGTTTATTTCTGTATATTATCATACTGGTTTGATGATTAAAACTCCACCTTTCGGATAATGAGCCGTATCAATGAAGTTCATTACACTTGACATACCTATACTGGCTGTAACTGCAACAGAGCATCCATCAGCCGTTTTCGGTATCGCTATCTTCTGGGTATAGTTTTTGGATTGCTTCATTGATGTCTGCTTTGGATAGATACTTTTCGAGGAGTTGTTGGGACATGAAATATTCGGGAGAAACATTGTCTTCTAACATATCCTCAACCGTAGTCTCTAACTTGATAGGAGAAGGGAAATGATACTCAGGGTTCGGCTCGTCTTCTGTTCTTAGGATAGAGATTACGAAGATACGTTCACGATTCTGTGGTATTCCATAGTCCTTAGAATTAAGAACCTTGTAAAATGACGTGTAGCCGAAAGAGTCGAGGTCTCTGAGATATTGGAAGAAGTACTTTCTCATTTTCTCGGATAGGAGACCTTTCACGTTCTCCAGCATTACATATTTCGGTTTCTTGACTGTCAGCATCCTCTTCTCCTGAAAGATAAGGGATGAACGTGTACCGCTCCCTTCCTCGCCACCTTGCCTGAGACCAGCATTTGAGAAGTCTTGGCATGGAGAAGACCAACTGATGAAGTCGAAGTCGGGAACCTCGTTCCAGTCAATTCTTGTCACGTCTCCGAAATTAGGAATATTCCACCCATGCAGGAGCCTGTAGGCTTGAATGGCAGAAGGTTCTATCTCCGAATATCCTACTACCTTGAAGTCAAACTCAGGATGGTTCTCTTGAAGGTACTTGAAGGCGAGACTCTGGCTGCCATAACCAGCGAATGCCTCGAATACTCTTAGAGGATGCTGCTTGTTGTATTTGTTGATTGCTATCATTTTATTTATGTCTGTGGATTCCATTCTATACCCAAACGCTCTAACGTACCATTTTCACGATATATCTCCAACAGAGATTTACAGAAGCTCTTTGGATTCTTTTCAAGAACCTCTATCATGCCAAAGATGCGTTGTCGAAGGGCATGATTCTTTGCATCGTCCGTATTACGCTCCTGTTCTGCCCTTGTTTTGGCGATAAGTTGGCTTATCTCAGATGGTTGCTCGTTGATAACTGCTGGCGGTGGTGTCGCTCCGATAAGTTCGTCTTCCCATCCTCGCTGATTGAGGAAAGTTTGGAAGTTCTTGCGATACTTTTTATCCTCGGTTGCAATCACATATAATGGAATATACTCTATAGCTGCCTTGCGGTCTTTTTGGCTCATGGAGTTCCACTTCTTTTCGAGTTTGGCTTTGCAGCCTACCTTTTTGTCGTACAAGTTCCATGCTCGCTCAAAGGTATATTCGTCTTTGACTTCCTTGGGAGGAGCAGTAACCTTGTAGCCGTTTTCTTCAAGAAGTTGGATGGCTTGTCTGATTTCTTCTGTCATAGTTCACCATTTAGATAATTGTCGATAGCTTCCATAAATTCATCTATAGAGCGGACGATGATATACTTGCCACCATGCCGTTCTACTTCAAACTGAAATACTCTCTGCGCTGGTTCCTGCCTGCCCTTGGGAGTCTTGTTCTCTATACATAGGAATCCATATTGGGAGGTGCGCTTCAGGAGTAGCATATCAGAAACTCCTGCCTTCATACCTTCTTCTTTCAGCCATGCGGCTTGTCGTGAGGTTCGCTTGCCGCCATTCGGAACGGCAAAGAAGACACCTTCAAGGTCAGGATATACCCCACGGATATACCTGACCTCTGCGGCTTGCAAGTTGTGCTCATCATAGGATGAACGCTTGCGTATCTTCTTGCCTTCCTGTTCTAACTTTGCTTTTATTTCAGCGTAACTTGTCATTACCAGTCAGTTGAGAAAAGGTCGTTGAGAGATTCTTCGCCCATCAGACGGATGGCTTCGAGTGCAAGGTCTTTACTCTTGAAGTAAACGTTTGCGTCGTTTATTGCCAGAACATATACAGGAGAGTAACTTTTTCCACCCTTAACGATATACCATTTTTTTTCGGGGCTGCGAAAGTCAGGTTTCCATCCCTTGTTGAGATACTTGGCGATGTTCTGCAACTTGTTAAAAGCAAGCGTGCGTTTCGCCTGAGCGAGACTGGTGTAGTTGTCTATATCGCTATAAGAATATCTTATAACACCTTTCTTGATTTTGTTATAATGAACCCAGTATGCGTTCTTTCCAAAGAAGAGTTCCTTGCAAATATCATCGTAAGTAATAGGGTCGCCATTCTTAGTATCAGGAGCGGATTCTTGTTCCTGCTTCTTGTGCACCATCAACTTGCCTTCTTCGTTGAAGAAGAAAGAAAGACCATCAGGGATAGGGTACTCAACTGCCGAACCATCAGCAGGAATGCGCAACTTAGATAAGGTTGCATTTCCATTGTTGATGTTGTTGATGTCCTCATTGTTGATGCCTTCTGCATGAATATCAGGAGTCTTTTTTGCTTCTTCTGCCATTTTTTTAGCAATCATTTCCGTACCCTTGCCAAGTAGTGCTCCGAAAAGCATTGATGCAAATGGTGATAACTCTGTTTTGTTGTTGCGCTGACGATTATGTCTGTTGTTGCGCTTGTCGTTTCTACGTGTCATATCAACTATAATTTTGTAATATGTTATTAAACTCGTCTTCTGTAACACCATTGGCTACCATGATGGTAAGAATGGTGTCTAAGACCTTGGAATATACTTCATTAAAGGCTGGCTCATCCATCTTGGCGAAGGAGATAGATTTTGCTCTCTCTAAGAACTTCTGTCCGTTCAGGTCGTAGAGCGGTTCGCTGAATCCTGATGTTATCAGAAGTTGCTCACGAAATGTATCTACTGAGCGTAGGTTGGTGCGCTGCTGCTCTGTAAGACAATCCCATGCCGCACGGATAAGGGAGAAGAATTTGCGATGAAACTTGATGTTCCTTGGTCGAACTATGTTTGCCTTGACGATGGAACCAACCTTTATCTTTTTCATTTCCTCGTAATCATCATCCGAGTATGGACGAAGACCTGTTGATGTTCGTACAAGATGGATTTCCATACCTTATATATTAACGTTGAGGGAATGGGATATTTTGTTGCTGACCTCCTGAATATTGAACACCCTGCTGAGTAGCTTGACCGCTCGCATTAACCTGTGGGGGAAATTGTTGCTGAGGGTTCTGAGCAACCTGACCTTGCTGCTGAACATTAGGTCGTTCAACTTTCCAGCAGTCTAACTGATTGAACCAGCGTCCTTCCTTAGACTGACGTGCTTTCAGTCCGATGTGAGCGGTGATGATTTCTCCTAACTGGATATTGAACTGCTGCAACTTGTCAGAGCCATACACTTGGATAACGGCTCTTGAAGGGTACTGCTCGTTCAATTCTTCGATAACATACTCACAAGAACTCCATGGAGTTCCGTTTTGGGAAGTTCCCATTTGAACTTGCCCTGCTGCAATAATCTTGCCTGTAAACTTTACGTTCATATTCTTAATTAAGTTTGATTCTTAACGATGGCTTGGTAGCCGTTTCCTTCAGATAATACTCGTAATGGTCTGGCTCCGTATCTTTGAACAGCTTCGTGTCGAAGACCTTCTTGGTGGTAGCTGCCACATAAGAGTAGGAACCGATATTAGTCTTGATGGATTTCTGCTTGTTAGCCTCCATCATTTTCATTATCTTCTCCTTCAATCCGTCCTGCACAATTTTCATCGCATCAATACGGGCAGTTATCAGGCGATACTCTTGCTCCAGTGCCGAGAACTGTTCAGGTACTTCTACCTTATACTGATAGTCTGCATCGTCTGTGAGATAAGCGTTAATTAACTCGTCTATCTGCTCATCCGCTACCCTTGGGAGAGGCTGGAACTTGCTCTGTCCGTTCTTAAACCACATACAAACAATCTCCTTCACTTTCAAGTCGGGATTCTGCTCCTCGAACCATTTTGCATAGATGGATAACTGGAGAGATACATTGTCGTAATGGAGAGTGGAGGTGGTCTTGTAATCTACCAGATAGATGTTGCCTTCATTATCAGAGAAGATACCATCTATAGCAGATGCAAAGTTCTCTCCATCTGTAACAAGATACTCGGATGCTACATAGTGTAAATCGTATGCGACTAACATACTATGGAAGGCTTGAATCTCTTCGGTAGGGTTCGGGTACTGTTTGATGTCTGCATCGAAGATGGAACAGAAGGTTTCAAACGTGTTGTGGATGAGACCTCCACGCTCTGCTGCCTTCATCAGTACAGACTCTGGAATATTCTTGTATGTGTCAGGGAAGGCTTTCTTGATGAGCGTTCCTGTTACACCTTTCAGTTCCTTCTTTCCGAGGAAGTACTGATGAGATTCTTCAATGAATGTAACCTTTGGTTCATTCAATGTAATTTTCTTTACTTCTGTCATTATTGTATTCCTAATTGTTTCTTCTTAGCCGATACTGCTTGCATAAACTGAGGGTTGGCGGTAAGCGGCTTGTATGTCTGAACTACCCATATCAGATTGTCCTTGTTGACACATCTGCTCAGATAACACAATCCTTCATTCAGTTCGTTAGGGTGATACTGTGTAGCGGTCTGCTGCTGCGTCTTGGCTTCTTGCTGCTGAGTTTTTGCTAAATCCTCTTGCATATCGTACTTTGATGAATAGTCCATTTGCTTTCCTTTCTCAAAGTAAATGTCTGCTCCAACACCAAGTGCCTTCATTGCTACAGAGAGTGCGTCTGTGAGTGCCATTTTGTAGCATTCGTCAGATACGTATGAACCATTACGTTCCATCGTAACCTCAGATGAACCTCCAGTTCCCTGAATAGCATCTGACCATTGACCATCAACCTTGACGAAAAGGTCTATATTGCAGTACGCTTTAGTCTCCGTGCCATACGTTTCAGTCCATTGCTTTGTAATAACATACTTCCAACCAATTCCGCAAACACCAAAATGTTCTGTTATCGTCTTGATGCGCCACATCGGATTGATGTCACTCTTGCCTTTAAGTCGCCCATTCTGGATTGGTTTTATTGCTTCCGCTGGTACGACTTTGAGTTTGTTGTATAAGTCTAAGTTGCCCATACCTATATTATTTAAATGTTGTCAACACAGATGTCACAGTCACACGTCCATCCATCACACTCCTTGATAAGACTCTTGGTTACTTTGTTTGTCGGGTCTAATTTCAACTCGCCTTGCAGCCTTTTTTTCAACTCTTTGATGAGGTCTAAAGGTGTCATGTAGTCTTCAATGAGGTCTTGCTTGATGCCTTCCTCATCATCAGAAGAAGAGGTAACTGTAAACGACTTGTCAAGTACGAATGATGCCGTAACATCGTAGTCCTGATACTCAGGATATTCTGGCTGATTGTAAGGTGCAGAAGGGTCGTTGGCTGCGCCTGGTGGATAGTTTCCACTTGCTGAGTTGTTCATAAGCTATAATATTTAATTGTTTGACTTTCAAAATAAAACCCCACGATTCTCACGAATGGTGGGGCGAGTGTTTTCTTTATCACCTGAGCGGTCGCTACCGCAAAATGTATGGAATCTAATGAAAAAACTTCTATTGAAAAGGGCGCACGTCCGAGGCCTTTGATCCAATCCGTGCGCCCAAAGACACAAGCCGAGCCACGCTTTCGCCTAAGGACATGTGTCTTCAAGTTCCCTTCTGCATTCATGGAGGCTTAGGACTCCCAGCACTATTTCCGCATACATTATAAATGATTAAAGAGCAAAATTAAAATATGTAGTTACAATATTTCATCTATTCTGTTTCATGCTGGCTGCATTAGAACCGAATTGTAGTTGTGCGCTCCTACCTCTTAATGCTACCTTATATAATAATGGTCACGGCATCAGGTCTGCATCTTCACAAGTGAACTCCAAGACGTTCCCAATTCCACCTGTTGCGGTGCAGGTAATAGTCTTGCCACTTCCTCGTCTAATCGTATGTTGTGGTTGCATACGCTGCTCTTGGCTGCGAGTACCTCTTCAGGAAGGTTTATCCTATCCGATATGAAGCCTTGGAATCAGGCTATTGGGACGCAAGGTGGGACTCGAACCCACGACATCGAAGGATGGGGAACCTTCTGTTCTACCAACTGAACTACTTGCGTCTTACGCATCAACATAAAACATTTCTGGCTTGTGGTGAGTGGAAGTAGTGAACTTCAAAAACCTCCACTTAAACAATATCAATAACGCTAACTAAATTTTTATCTATATGAACTTTATTTGAGGTTCACTCACCATGTCTCTTATTTGCCCCATTCCTTGAATGAGCGGTAAATCTCGTTTGTCATCACGCAAAAAGTGATAATTGACAATAATAACATAACTGTTGAGAACATATTCTATATTTTTAATGGGTTGTACAATAGGCTGCTGCCTCTGATTCTATCTCTGCCATACTCTTCGAGCGGTTCTGCATCATCCAGTCTTCCAGCTCACTCTTCTTGAAGTAGAGTCGGTTGACGTTCGGTTTGTAGCAGGGAAGTTTGTTGTTTCTAACATTATACCTCACACCTTCTACCGTCATGCCAAGGATGATTGCAGCTTCCTGAATGTTGAGCACATTCTTTGCAGCTATCATCGAATACTGCTCGATGCGGTCTAACTGCTCCTTAATCTGTGGGTCTATCATATCAGTTGAATTTGATGGTTTACTGACAGGCACCAGTTGTCTTTGACGACTCTGTTCTACCAGTGCCTTTACTACTGGGAGTACATTCCTGCTCTATTAAGGGGAGAATGCCCTTCGCTTTGAGTGCATCATAAAGGAAGATTCTTCCCTTGGTTGTCCACTCGGTGTTATACTTCACGTCATGCCTTCCGTCTGAACGGATGATGTCAACTGCTCTGCTATGAACGTAGCCGCCAGTAAGGAACTGTCCGTACAATATCCACTGACCTCGAACCTTATGCTGGATTCTCATAGATTCCAACTCTTTGTTCATTCTCACCGCACTCATTCCGTAGTCCTGCGCTATCTGGGTGATGGTCATGGTGGCATTGCTTTGCAGGATTTGGTCGTAGTAGCTTACCTTAGGCAGCATTTCGGTAATCTTGTTCCCAAGTTCCATGTTCTCCTTGCTGATAGTGAGGATGGTTGCTTGCTGCTGCTTGTTCTCCAAGGCTAACTGCTGTTTCTCCTCTTCTGCCTTGACCAGAGATTTGAGAGCTTCGAGATAGTTCTGAGGGACTGATGGCTTGGATTGCTCAATCTGTCTCTTCATAGCGTTGAAGGCTTCAATGTATTTAAGTTTGAACTCCATCGCTTTCTTGCCATTGAATCCCATCGCCAGCAAGGTGAAACCATCTTGGTTCATGATGAACATAGGATAACTCTGTTTGTTCTGCTCGTTGATGTAGGTAGTTTCTTCAAACATCGGGGTCTGCTCATTTTTGAGCACACCCCCTTCGATGAGGTTTTTAATGTCTCTTACAACATTGCGGTGCTCTTTGCCGAAGACCTCAGCAACCAGTTTGCTATTTGTTAGAGGTTGGTTGCTTTCACCTCTGTAAACAATTTCATTCATATTTTCCTCCAGTTTTAAAATCGGGCGGTAGTGTATGAAACAGAAAGTGACAAATTTTCATTTTATACATTATTATATCTACCGTTGCCCGATTGTAGTTTTTATTTTGTACCTTTGCGGTTGACAAATTTTTATTTTAACTTAATTCAATTTCGTATGAAACAGAAAATCGTTGCAATCACACGCTCAATAGATGAGCTAAATGATTTGGAGAGTTATCTTAACTCTATTGTCAGTCAATCCAATCTTGATGGTTGGAAAGTATCAAGCGTATCAACTTGTAATAGTACGCAAGTTACACGAGGTGGAAGTGAAAATACCAGAATAACAATATTGTTAGTTCTTGATAAAATTTAAAACTTCCTTTGCTCTATCCAAATCAACTTTAAATTTGTTCGGATGCGATTGTGAATCTATACACCCATCGAATTTGTTTGCCAAGTAGAGCATTATCTTCCAATCCGTGATTGGCGAATTGTAAATCCATTCAAAAACTTCTTCAAAGTTGGTTTCACGTTCGCCAATCATTCTTACGAGTTTATACCTCAGCCATGTTCTGAATAATCTTTTAATCATGCTCACCTCCTTTTTTAATAGAACACAACCTTGTCAGTCTCCACTCCTCCGAAGTCATTCAGAGCATCTTGCCTGATGTCCTCGGACTGCTTGCTCTGACTCCTAAATGCAAGAGCGTTGAAGATTGTCTCTCTGCAACAACCATATCGCTCTGCAAGTTTTTTTCGTCCTTCAAGCGGAACTTTGATAATTTTTATCTTTTTTGCTTGCATAACTTAATTTTTTGTTGTATTTTTGCTTTTAATAATTAAGCACTTATTGATTACGAGTGCAAAGGTATATAATATCTTGCAAAAAATGCAAGCTTTTGTCGAAAAAGTTGCGCAAATTAACAATATTTAATTATGGTATAAAAATGTAAAATGTATGGAAGTATCTGTAATTGAACGTATTAACGTTGTTTTAAAGCATTTTTGTAAAACTCCAAATGGTCTTGCAAATATGCTTGAAATGATTCCGAGTACGGTTAATAGACAATTAAAAGGAGACCAAGCTTTGTCATCTAAGGTGATAGAGGGAGTCCTTTCTGTCTTTCCTGACGTTTCTGCCGAATGGTTATTGCGTGGAAAAGGCGAAATGCTTATTAGTGAACAAATGACTCTTGCAAAAATGCAAGATACTAAAGGAAGAGAATCTGATGTAGTAGAACATGATTCTGTCTGGAAGGCGAAGTACGAAGCTATTAAGGATTGCTACGATATGTTGGTGTCTAATCTTGGCGGTGTTATGGGTAAGAGAAGTGTAGGATAATTAATGTGTGGTAGGTATGAAAAGAGTAATGTTTGTTTTGTCTTTTATGTTAATTAGCTTATGTGTTTTTTCACAAACAGTTATAGAAATGACAAAAGATGGTGGTGTTTTTACGGTTCCGTGTACAGTTAATGGCTATAAAGTTAGTATGATATTTGACACAGGAGCATCCGATGTTAGTCTGTCTTCTAAGGTTGCGTCTTATATGTTCCGTAATGGATTGTTGCGTGAAACAGACGTTATTGGCGAGGGGTCTTCTACTATTGCGTCTGGTGAAAGTATAGACCATATTGTTGTTAAAATAAAAAGATTAGAGATAGGTGGTATTAAAATTGATGATGTCGAGGCTGTTATATTGGATAGTCAAAGAGCACCTTTATTGTTAGGTTTGTCTGCAATTCAGAAAATTGGTAAGGTTGGTATAGATGGGAACAAGCTTATTATAAATAAATCAACGGCAAATTATAGCCCTGAGTATATAGATAAAGTATATGAAGGTTTAGAATCTAATTTTTCTTCTGGAAGTTATAGTATGATTATTCATCAAATGGAAGATTTTAAATATAAAAACCTTTTAACGGATAAAGGCTACAGATACTTAGCAAGATGTTATCTTAGTACACATAAAGATAGAGAGTGTATTGATGTATGTAACGAATGGATTGATGACCCTTATATATATTTGTCAGACGATTCTTATTTCTATTCATATTATTATCGAATGATAGCCTATGACGGTTTAAAGGATAGAGATAACACGATATTATATTCGGAAAAACTGATAGATTGTATTGAGCACAAGAGACAATACTTATCTCTTTCCTCTAATTTGTTGAATGAACTTTTGGGAGATGCATATTATATGCAAGGCTTTGCATATTACGACAAAAATGCGTACACGTTAGCAAATTCTTGTTTCGAGAAAAGTTTGTCTGTATTACAAGATAGATATGGCTTATCCAAAATAGATGTACTTGATGGAAAAGGTCGAGTTAACGATACAATAGGAAGTTGTTTTCTTATGATGGCAACTATTTCTCAGAAACGAGGTGATTATAATGGGTATATTTGTAGTTTGGTTTTTGGCGCAATGTCTGGCAATGATGTAACCATAAATCATTGCCGTTTAAATAACATTGATTATATAACAAAATCAAAAATCTTAAAAAATCAAATACAAAGTTTGGGGATAAAATAATGGCTGAGATAACAAATGAACAGAAGCTTTACGTGCTGCTGGATAGCATCCGAGACAAGTCTGAGTATGAGCAGGAGATATGGAGTATCATTTATGATAACGTATCTCCTGATGGTGCTTGGAAAGAGGGTGTTGCAGAACTATTGGTGAAGAGCGAATACCTCAACCGAGGGTATGCCTATAGTAACCAAGAATCCAGGGTGGTGTATAGTGTTACCAAGCAGGGCAGGAGCCAGATACCAATCCTTTGGAATGGCAGTATGTTAAAAAAGGAGCATGAGGAGGAAGTGAAGGCTCTAAAGAAGGAGTCTTCATTTAAGGAACAACATGGTGTAATCTACAAGATTATGTGGATGGTTGCAGACGCTTTCATTGGGGCTATTGTCGGTTCTGTAGTTACATATATAGTACTGAAACAACGATAGCTAAAGAAATCCCAATTATTGCGCCTAATGCTATCTTATCATTTAGAATATCCATTTTCTGATGAAGCTAAATATAATTAGACCGATGAAGTATATAATGAACGCATAAGGAAGGCTTTCCCAAAAGATATGTAGCTGGTCTCTTACAACTCCATACTTTTTGGAGAGTCTTCTTATTTTGTATATTGAAGAGCGTTCCATACACTCCTTGATTTTTTCTTTTCCTTCTTCGGTAACCCACCAATGGTCTCTGACACCATCATCGCTCATTCCGATACCATGAGCAAGGTAGCCAAGCTTTGTTAGACATTTTACTCTGTCTTTGTAAAGAAGGTCGCTAAATACACGCTGACTTTCGTGCAAGTAACGGTATGCCCTGATTTCTTTTTCGCTTTTTTGGTACTGAAAATCAAGAAGCACATATAAATCTACATCTAAAGCATTCATAAGCAATGAGTTTATAAAGTTTATGAGGCAAAATTACGGTTTTCTCCTGAGAATCAGAAGCAAATTACATAGTTTAACTATTAACCTTTATCAAAGAACTTATCAATGAGTCCCATGGCTTCATCCTTCTTCTTATCAATTATCTTAGCATATATCTCGGTTGTCTGTATCTTGGAGTGCCCAAGTAACTTGCTGGTAGTGTAGATGTCTGCTCCAAGTGTCAGCATCATTGTGGCAAAAGAATGTCTGGCGGTATGGAATGTAACATACTTATCTATTCCTGCTGCCTTTGCCCAGTCTTTCACTACCATACTCAACTTGGACTTCTTGGTAAGATGGTCGAACACAAGTTCGCCTTCACTTCTTTCAGGTAGCCATTTGACAGCTTCATTGGATAACTGGTAGGTGATGGTCTTCTGAGTCTTCTGCATGGTCGTTGAAAGGCGGTAGTGAGTATTTCCATCGCCATCTGTTGTCTGCTCTATATCTGTCCATTTCAGCTTCCTGATGTCTGATATTCGCAATCCGCAAAAACAGGAAAACATGAATGCACGTTTAATGACCTCTTTCTCGCATTCAGTCTCTGCCATCTTTCTTATCTCGTCTATGGTCAGGTACACCCTTCCTGCATCATCATTTGCCTTTGGCTTTTCTTCTGTTTCAATCTGATCCAAAGGATTCTTCTGTATGATTTCATCCTTTGCAGCCTTGATGATAACAGAACCAAAGTATCTGTAGTATGTCTTTATTGAGTTCTTACCGAGCGGTTTACCTCTGTGAGAGGTTGTTGTATTCAGGAATCTAATGTAGCCTAAGCACCATTCTTTGTTTATATCCTTCATAAGTACATTATCGCCTTTGTATTCTACAACAAGCGATTTCGTTCGATTAAGGAAGGAGTCATTATAGGTAGGGTTTACTCCCTTCTTGTATTTTATGAATTTGTCTATGTAGTCAGAGAGTTTCATTTTTCCTTTGTTTTTGCTCTCTATCCCTGCCATTCCGTTCTTGATGTCAAGGATGCGTTGTGATTTGATGAGATTGGCTACTTCCCTGGTCTCCTTGTTCTTCCTCTTGTGCTCCATTCTATCCTTACCTGTTTCGGGCAGGAGATAAAGTTTGAGAAATTCGTATGCCCTCTTGCCATCCTTGTAGATGTCAAGGTAGATACTGAGGTTGCCATTGGCTAACTCCTTGTATCTGATAGTGACTGGTTCTTTTGAATTGTTCTTTTCTTTCATAAGCCTCCTTATTATGGTTTTCGCTGCAAAGATAATTATATTTTTTGTTACTTGCAAGAAAATGGGAGATAAATGTTAAGAACGAGTAACAAAATAGTAACAAGATATGCTAATACCTACTATATATCTACTAATATCTAAAACGGAGATATTTATCAGATTGCTATTTGTAAGTGGTTGATAATAAGTATTTTAGGTGTTATTAGCTATGTAATAGGTATTAGTAAGCTATTTTTCTTTGATTGCTGAGCGGTAAATTCCATCAATTTGTATTTCTATTGTAAAGTACTAATAATCAGACACTTATGTGTTCATTAGCTTTGCGTGAGTAACAAAATAGTAACATTCAAATGTTAAATTTTGAAAAGTAACACATTTGTATCATTGCAAAAGTAGTGATTATATTTTATACCGACAACTACTTTAACCAAGATTAACCATTCTAAAAATATGTTGTACTATATATCCACTACATATCCACTAATGCTAAAATCTCAATGTTTTACAATTTAGTGATTTTTCACATTTGGTAGTTTCGGAAAAAGCCTCTATATTTGCATCGTCAAAGTTGCGATTGACACATACAGATTTGTCCTCCTTTCAGGCTTTATGCCTTTTTAGATATGGAATCCCTTGGTTAGCGCAACATGACCTTGGGATTCCTCTTTTTTTATGCTATGCAGTATATAAATATAACTATAGAACTTTTGAAAGCATACTCTTCAAGCAAGAGCATGAAAGAACTTCTTGCAGTTGCTATTTGGATAAAGATGCAGCATAGTAATTCTGTAATGTGGAATGTTACGGAATATAGATTAAGAAAGGAGTTACATATTGGAAAGCCAAAAGCAGAAAGACTTATTCAAGATATGAAGGATGATGACTTGTTTACCGTTGACGGAAACAAGGTTATTGTTCATTCATTCCGTGACAACACGATAAAGTGGACTCGTAAGGGGCATGAGTATCGTGGTGCTATGGTCTGTAAGTTTGAGGTGAAAGAATATACATTGAAGGAATTATTCAATCTTATTAATGAGAAGCTTTTTGAGTTTCAGATTTGTGCTGCCGAGCATAAGGACTGTTGCATGAAAGCACCTGAGGGTGAAAAAGTCGGTGCCAAAGGTAAAGCAATCACATTAAAGCAATTTCATAAGGCTCTCAATACAAGTATTAGTTCTGTTTCAAGAGTCAAGAAAAGGCTCATTGCCAGTGGAAGAATTAATTCTACTCTTTCAGAGAAACATTCCTTTGACATAAGGAATAACGAAGAAACAAAGAGAACTTTGCTGAGAACGAGAAAAACAAAAGCTGATTTCATTATTGGTACTCTTGGTTTTGTAGTTCTTGCCTGTTCCTATTCTATCGCTGATAGAGCGGTGTCGGATGGATTCAGACATCTTATCTATGGCAAGCAGAGTGAAAAGGTTATCCAGAGAGGCATGAATATTGGAGGAATCCCTGACGGATTTTTCTGTTAATTCTTATGTGTTTATTCTGGTAACCTACATTGAAAGAAAGAAAATATATTAAGTAAATTATTAGTTATGGATAAACCAACTTATGAAAAGTTCAAAAGATATTGTGTATCTAAGAACTATGGAACTGATAAATTCATCAAAAGTCTTTATGATTATCTTGATGATAGAAAATGGAAGAAGGCAAATGGAGAAGAACCTGTAAATTGGATGATTCTCACGGATGCCAATTATGGAGTGTTCAACGCTAAAGGGAAATTTTCTAAGACTATCAGAGAAAAAATGGCAGAAAAGTCGGATGATTTTGACCCAGTAGAGCCTTTTCCAGATAATGGCATGAACTATGTTGCCTATACGGATGGAAGTTGTGATAATAACTCTAAGTATAAGGCTGGAGGTTCGGCTTACATCGTGTTGAAGGATGGCGATATTGTCAAGATGAAGAATCACGGCAGATTGCAGACAACCAACAACCGTATGGAGTTGCTTGCTATCATTAGTGCAGCTAAGTCTTGTCCTGATGGTGCTTATCTTGATATTTATACGGATAGTCAGTACTGCATACTTGTGTTGGGGAAGAGTACTCCGCCAAAGAAGAATCCTGACCTCTACGAGTTATACAAGAAATGTTCTGCTCATTTGGCAGGAGTCCGTTTCCACTGGGTGAAAGGTCACAATGGTGACAAGTACAATGAAATGGTTGATAGCTTGGCTTATGGCGCATACTGCGACATTTGCGACCAATATAACATCGAGAAATCGAAAAGACATTAAAATTTTGGCTTATGGAACTTGATATGTTGATTAGAGATGCCCTGAGTGATGCTCAGTGGTTAATTGCCAAGGGTGGCACGGATAGGGCAGAAGTCCTGAATCGTGTGCTAGATAAGATTGATAATGTCCTGAAAGAACTGGATGGGGTTGACCTCATTGACCTCAACAAGGTTTGGCATCAGGCGAAAGATGTTATGCCGCCAAGTATTTATGGCGGCAATCATGCAGACTTTCTGTGTGTGCATCAGTTCAAACCAACCTCTCATCCTGATCTTACTCACGAAGAGTACTGCCCTGAGTTTGAGGAGTATCTTAAAATGAGTCCGAATGACTGGTGGTGTAGAACTGGGAATTTGTTAAAGAAGGAACATCGTGAACTTTATTGGAGATAGAAGGGCAAGAGGTGGTCGCTGATAGTGATAAATAAAATGGGGAGTGCTCACGCATTCCCCATTGTCGTCCTAATAATCTTTTAACCTTAATCAAAAACCTATAACTCAAAAACTTATGTTTGAAAACAACACTAACCTTCTTCTTCTGACATCTGTTTTAACTTCTCGGTGAGAGCGTTGTGAACCTCACGCTTATCGTCAAGAGTGACAGTCTGTAGCTTAGGACAGTTGAACTCCAATATCTTGATAAATGTTGCCACCTTATCCTTAGGCTCACACTTATACCAAGCAGCCATGAAATCTTCCCAAGCCTCTCTAGAAAAGTCAGCACACAGTTCACGAAACTCCTTTGTGATAGGAGACTCGTAACCTTTTTGTTTGCCGCCAGTTTTTGCTCTACCTTTCTCGAACTGACCTTTAGTGTTTCTGTCTGCTGCCATTATCAAAACTATTTTGCTGCAAAGTTAGCTATATCCTGATATGTGTAAACCTTATCCATTAACTTTGTGGAATTGCAGACACCTTAATTAATAGATAAGGTTACTATAATATAAGGTATGATTATCTTTGTATCATTATTAATAATTTTAATTTCATATATATGATTGGTACATTAATAGGTGCTGGGCTTGGGCTTGCAAGCAGTATCGCTGGCGGTATAGCTAACCGCAAGGCGAGAAAAAAGCAGGAGCAGATGCTTGCCCAGCAGCAGAGAGATAATCAGGCATGGTATGATAGAAAGTATAACGAAGACCCTACCAAACGTGCCGATACAGTCAGGTTGCTCACTCAGATGCAGGAGCAGATTAAGAACAGAAACAGAGCAGCTAAGGGCAGACAAGCCGTAATGGGCGGTACGGAAGATTCTACTACTGCGGTGAAGGAGGCGAACAACAAGACTCTTGCTGATACGACCTCTCAGATTGTAGCTGCAAACGAATCTCGTAAGGATGCTATCGAGCAGCAGTATCAGCAGAATAAGCGTTCTATTCAGGGGCAACAGATGCAGATGGAAGCCGAGAAGTCTGCTGATACTGCTAACGTTGCAGCTGGTGTGGCTGGTACTGCTGCCAACATCGCTGCTACGCTTGATAGTGGTGGTAGTAGCAAGACTCCTAAGCGTCCTGACGTGACATCGCCTACTGATTCAGACATGGCTAAGTTGGATGCCAAGGTTGGTGCGGCTCCTTCCCAGCAGCAGGTAGCGAGTGAATTGAATGATATGGTTGGCGATAATGCGCCAAAGAAGATTAATGCATAGCCTTATGAAAGCATCAGATATGTTACGTAACAACAATGGCTTGAAGACTACACAGAGTGTACTCAACAAGCAGCAGAGCGGTGTAGATGCTGCACAAAAGGCGAGTCCTGAGCAGATGAATATGAATACTGCACAAGCTATGTTGCAAGGGAAAGGAGAACAACTTACTCCTCCCAAGAATGCACACGAACAGGCTGCAAGGATGAACCAGCAGACTGCTGAGGGTATGCTCAATGGCTCTATTCCTACAGACAAGCCTTCCGTTCCTATCGTGAAGAAGGATGAGCAGAAACCTCAGCCTAAGCAGTTATCTTATGCAGATATGTATAAGATACTGAATCCTGAGCGTGAAGAGACTGCCGAACAGAAGGCGAATAGAGAGAAGAAGGAACGTACCAAGGCTCGTATCGCTGCACTGGGTGATGGTCTCCGTGCGCTCTCTAATATCTACTTCTCTACCAAAGGTGCCAAGGTGGTACACAATCCTGAGTCGGATATGACTAAGGTAGTGAATAAGCGCAAGGAGTACATGGATGCTCAGAGAGAAAGGAATCGGGCGGCATGGCTGGCTGGTTATCAGAGGGCGATGGCTCTTGATGAGGAAGCTCGAAAGAATAACCTGACTCTCGGTGAGCAGATTAGACATAACGTGGAGAATGAGGGTATCGCTAAAACAAAGCTAGACCAGAGTCAACAGAGAATTGACCAAGGTAACAGAAGACTTGACTTATCGAAGATGAAGTATGATACTGATGCTGATTATAAGAAGTCTGTCTTAGCTATCAAGAAGGCTCTGGCTGATGGGCAGATTTCTCATTGGCAAGCGCAGGAGGCTATCCAGCGTATGAATGCTGAGACTGGTCGTATTCGTGCTAACAAGTCGTCGGGCGGTGGCAGTTCGAGAACTGGCTCATACTCAGGAGAGGTAGATGAGTACATGGATTTGATGGAAAAAGACCCTGAGGGCATGGCTGAGGCTGCAAGGGAAGTGAAGAAGATGGGTTACTCACCGAAGACTGCTGCTGGAAAGAAGGCTCAGAAGATTGCTTATCAGCGTAAGCATGGTAAGGGTAAACTGAACCATAAGCCATCATCCAACAAAGGTGGTAAGAAGAAGACTGGTGTGAACTGGTTGTGTTAATTAATAATATACATATATCATGGCAGAAAGACCATTATACACTTTATACAAGAATCTGAAAGCACAGAACTATGATGTGCCTGATGATTACAATAAGTTTGAAAGTGCCCTGACCAGAGACGGAAAGAGCGGTGCAGATAACAGACACGCTATTTATGAGAACTTGAAGGCTCAGAACTTTGATGTTCCATCTACTTATGAGCGTTTCTATTCTGCACTCTTTGTACCTCGTAGTAGGACATCATCAAGGGCGAAGGGTGGTAGTGTACCTATGAGTGCTGCTGACCGTGCTCGTTACTTGTCTGTGACACAATCTGTCCTGAATACTGCTAGACAAGTTAAGCGTGCATCTGGCAATATCCGTAAGACGGTTGAGCGAGCAAAGAAGTTTAATGCAAATGGTGGTAAGGTGACTATCGGTTTCAAGAATCCTTTACAGAATAAGAATGTACAGAAGAATGAGTTCAACTACAATTCGACAACAGGCAAGACTGGAACCTATACTACAACAGATGGTGTAGAGTTCGACAACGAGTATGATGCTTCCCAGTATCAGAACCAGTTGGATAAATATGGGGAAGAGTGGAACAATGCAGTTGATATGGGCATTGTTCCTTCTGAATTGGATAAGGCTGACCCAGATTTGTCCGACACAGATGTTGCTATGCGACAAATGGAGAGAAGACAAGAGTGGCTTAACGAGAATCAGGACAGACGTTCTAAGGAATTGAATGAGTCTATGCACTTGCAGGGTTCTCCTTTTGTTGCATCTGGTGGAGCAGTTGCTCCTTCTTCATTTAATACAGCTATAAGCAATGAGGCAAACCGCTTGTCTGATGTAGAGTATGGTGCTTATAATACCGCCAAGGCTTACAATCAGATGTTGCGTACAACTCTGCTTCAGGAGTTGAAGGAACAAAAGCAGAGAAATGAAAATGCTGGTTGGTGGAAAGATAAGTGGAATGACGTTTCCAATTATTTTGGTGCGATGTTTAATACCATGCTTGACCCGAAGTTATATTCTCAGGGTGTTATGGATGCAGCTATATCAAACAATTTGCTCCAAGTAAAGAAGGGCATGGAAGATGGAACAATCAAGAAAGGTTCCAATGCAGGAAATGCAGCACAAGCTATGCTTGGTGCTATTCAGCAGCAACAAGGAGAAGCTGCTAAACAGCAGCAGTATGGCACAAAGGCTTATCAGTATGGAGATGTGAGCGGTCGCTCCTTAAAGTTCATGGGAGACTTTGCGTTAAGCGGCTGGAGAAATGTTATGACCACTGGTTTCACCAAGACAGGAGAAAAGGTTGGAGAGAAAATGGCTCTCGGTGCTCTTGGCAAATGGTTTACTAAAAATACTGGTCGTATGCTCGGTGATATGACTGGTAGTGCAGCATTGGCAGCTACCAACCAACTTGGTTCTACATATAATAATGTGATAGAACGTTATGTTGGAATGAACAACGAGAATGGAGGTGTGACCCAAGACAAGAATGGCGATTTGAAGTTCAATGAAGGTGTCAGTCTTGGTAAGGCTATCAAGGATGGCTTTGGCTCAGCTACAATAGAGAACTTCTCGGAAATGTTCGGTGAGTATCTGCCTGGTGCGTCTAAGTTGTTGTCTAAGTTGGGTCTTTCAAAAGTATCTTCCTTCTTTGAAAAGATAGGCAATAATGCTTACTATAAATGGTTGAGCAATGCAACCAACAAGTCTGGAATACAAGGTGTGATGGCTGAGATTTCCGAAGAGGAATTTGGTACTGCCCTTCATGCTGCATGGGGTGATGGAGACGGAAGCTGGAGTGACTTCAATGTTTTCACAAATCCTGATGCGAGAGAAAAGCAGATTGATACTTGCCTTGGAATGTTCTATTCTGTTGGTTTCATGCAGGCTCCTCGAACTGCTGTTGGCGCTATAAATGCAGTTCAATATTTCAAGATTAAGCATCAGGTCAACAAAGCAGACAAGTTCGGTCAATGGTTGTTTAATGATAATTGGGACGAAATAAAAAGCAAAATTGATGTGTCAACCAATGCAGACTTGACTAAGACTGTCTTGGATGCTACTCGCTCAGACTCCATGACTGCTAAGCAAAAAGGTGCAGTTATCAATTATGCTATGTTCCTTAGCAAACTTCGTGGATTCAATCAGGCATCAGATGCAAAGACAAAAGATAAGGTTGAAGAAGGTGATACTGCTCCAACATTATCAAACGACCTTGATGATGCTTATACGGAAGGTCATAATGCAGATGATGCAGACAAGCATGATATTCAGATTCAGCAGGAAGACCAGATGAAGACTCTTGCAGCAGCATTTGGCATCTCTGAGCAGCAGCTATCTGCCATGAGTGATGAGGAACTGGAATCCCTGACAGGACAGGATGATAAACTTGACCAAGCTATCTATGATTATCAGTTGTCTTCTGCCCGATACCAAGGTGTGATTGATGATGCACAAGACAAGGTTGATATAGCTGCTCATCAGGCGGCACAGAAAGTGGATATGTACACAGACCGAAGTCGTGGCTCCGTTCGTAACGCTACCATCAAAGCATCAGGCGGTTTGGAAGATTATGGTGTGTATATTATCAGCGGTAATATTGCTACTCATGAAGATGGTTCTATTGATGTAAGCAATAGTGATGATATGATTCTCTACTACGACCCGACAACGAATAGTGTAGAACATGCTGATGCGTTGATGTTTGCTGAACTGGGTGAAGAACTTCCTGCTGATGATGTGAAGGCTCAGGCGGTAGCTGATGCAAAAGAGAATGCTATCAAAGAGATTGCTGGCATCATTGACGGAACTGTAGAGGTTGGCTCTCAGTTCAATGTGACTGATACTGATGGTATTGAACATACCTATGAGGTGTTGGCTGATTATGGTGATGGTACTGCTGCTGTCTCTATAGATGGTAACGTGGTGGAGAATCCTTATTCGCTTGCAGACTTGCAGCAGATGAAAGACTTGGAAGACCAGAAGAGACTGGAAGCTGCTAAGGCTCAGCGTGAGCAGTTGGAGAAGGAACGTGCAGACCAACAGACTCAGGAGACAGAAGAGACTCAACCTTCATTTGATTTCAATCAAATACTTAATGATAATGGAAACGTGGTGCTCGTTGATGTACTTGATGAGGATGGTAACACTAAATACCCTGACTCCAAGTTGTTCCTTATTCGTGATACTGGTGCTAAGGCTAAGGTAGTTGAGTTGAAGAGTGATGGTACTATTGTTCCTCATGCTGTGAACAAAGAAGATGTGGCTACAATCTCTTCTATGTCGCTCGATGAGTATAAGCAAGCATTTGCTGCCTCCTCAATGATAGAGGATAATAGTGGAGAGAATAGAGGTGAGATAGAGGTGGAATCTCCTACAATAGAGGATGAAACAACTCCTGAGGTAGCAGAGAATACAGAGACTACTGCTCCTTCTGATGAGACTACTGAGACTCCTGCAACAGAACAGACTCCTGCTGCTCCTACCATTACCCTTGAAGATGGAACCATCGTACCTATGCTGGAGGATGGCAATCCTGACTTCTCGAAGCTGACTGCCGCACAGACTGCTGAGCTATATGATAATCAGTTTGGTGAGGATGCAGATAGTATCGTATCTGGATATGTGTCTGATGCAAAGAAGGCACTCGACAAGGCTAACAACATGACCGTGAAGGGTAAGACTTTCTTAGAACAGAAGGCTTCCAAGGATGCTAAGGAGAAGGCTATTGCTGATGCTCAGGCGGCTTATGACTCTGCTATCGCTATCCGTGATGCCTATAATGAGCGACAACTTGCCAAGGTGGAAGATACTGCTGAGGGCAGAAAGAATCTTATTGAGAAGGCAAGAAGAAAGTTTGCTCGCTTGAAGAGTGCGGTGAAGGATGATGCAGAGGCTGTTGCTCAAATCTATAAGGAGACGGTTGGAACTCTGCTGCATCGTCTGTATGATGGTACAGGCATTGATGTGACAGATACCATTCCGCTTACTGCTGAGGAGTATGTGGCTAGCAACCTCGGTGCTCACTCTCTCAACTATGAGGGAACAGAAACAAGCAAGGGTGTTAAGCAAGAGACTGGATTGAGCAGAGAAGACTTTGCCAAGACCCAGTTGCTCGCTGCTGATGGCAAAGGAACGACTATAGATGCACTCGTACATAGTCTGTGGGATAATCGTCCATCCAACCTTGAATCTCTCGATACACAAGATATTCGTAATGCTCTTATTGATGTGCTCACAAGCGGTTTCAAGGCTTCGGAAGCAAGAAGTTTTATTGAGAATATTCGTATCGCTCAGGCAGAAAAACTCATTGAAGAAGAAAGGACTGCTGCTGAGAATGCTGCATATTACGAGCAACAGAAAGCTAAGGAGGAGGAAGAAAAGAAAAAGGCTGAACTGGAGAAGAAAGCAGAAGAGGAAAAGAAAAAGGCTGAGGAGAATATAGATTTACCAGCTATTGATAAACAAGGAGAACCTATTAATAACAATATTATAGAACTTGCAAAATGGGCAAAGAAGCAAGGCTTAGAGATAGACCCTACATCTAAGTTAAATAGCTACGCTGATTTGTTCTTGATGTGCAAAGATGGCTTTGGTGTTAGTACTCTTGTTCCTGATGAGGGCAAGAATATAAACCAAGTGATTTATTTCCCAGACAATGCGGAAGTCGTTGAGCAACTCGGAAAACTGCAAGAGGAGTTCAATGCAGGACGTGACCTCAATCATTCTTCTAATATAGATAGCGAAATCACAGAAGGTGCAACGTTCTATGATGCTGCTACCGCTAAAGAGTTTAGAGATTTTGTAAATGAGCAGACAAAGTTCCCTGACACACTAAGAGAGGGTAGCAATGCTATTGAGGCTCCCGAGGATGCAACGGATGAGAAGCCTTTGGGTGAACAACTTGATGAATCTGACCTTCCTTTCTCTGCTAAGGAGAATGGCAAGCAGCAGACAACTGCCGAGCGTGCAGCCGACGTAGAGAAGAATAAGGTGGATGATATGAAGGTCGTTGACAACATCGTGGGGCAGAAAACTCGCAAGGCTTTCGAGAGACTGGCTAAGATGATGGGTGCCAACATTCAGTGGCAGTACTCCGACAAGTTGGGCAACGGCTGGATTCAGGAGACCAAGGATGCTGATGGCAACGTTCATCGTACAATCTTCATCACTCTAGACTCTTCCATCACGGAAGGTGCCCAGTTCATCTTCGGTCACGAAATGACTCACCAAATCAAGAGCCTGAACCCTGCTGCATACAATGAGTTGACTCAGCTTGTGCTTGATACCTATGGCTCTGATGCCTTCGACAAGGCGGTAGATGAGACCATGCTGAGATATTCCGATGCTGGATTCTCTGGACGTGCTAGAGATTACTATGCTGAGGAGGTTGTTGCTGATGCGGTAGGTGAAATGATTCGTGACCTCAACTTGGCTCATACTCTCGCTATGAAGATGTCTCATCCTCTGCTCGCTGCTATCCATGAGATATTGCAGAAGATTAAGTTGGCATTCTTTGGTACTGAGTATAGCGATGTGACCAAGAACATCATCCGCTCTATCGAACAAGCCTACGTGAAGACTGCCAAAGGTGAGGTGACAAACTCTGAGACTGGCGAAGATGTTTCGTTCTCTCTCCGTCAAAAGCCTGAACCTAAGAAGAAGGGTGTCGGCTACAAGGTGTTCGTGCTAAAGGATGGCAAACTCTATCCACCAATGGTAGCGAACCCTGATGGTGCTGCTACTCCAGTTGGTGTATGGCTCGATGCCGATGCGGCTCCTATAGCAGGAGAAAGCAAGACTGGCAGACCTCAGGTTAAGCAGGGCGGCAAGGGAACACAAGGCGGTAGCGGTAAGCTAGCCTATAGACCAGGCTGGCATCTTGGTGTAGTGCCTTACGCTATCCAGTTCAACCGCAAGGATGCTGAGGGAAACAAGACTCTTTTTCCTAAGAACTTCGTCTTCGCTGAGGTGGAATATGCTGCTGATGTTGATTATCAGGAGGAAGCTCGCCAAGAGGGTATCAATCCATCTGGTAAGTATCAGCATTCATTGGCTGGTCTGAAACATCTGCCTACTGATGGCTATTATATGTATCGTACCAATCCGAACCCTGAGACTGACCCTTGGGTGATTACTGGTGCGATGAAGGTGAACCGTATCTTGACCAGAGCAGAGCAAGCTGACTTGGTAAGCAAGGCTGGTCGTGAACCTCAGCAGATTCAGGAGGGCGATATTGTTACTGATGATGTTGTGAACAGCATTAATCAGGAGATAGCTGATGCTCCTAAGTTCTCCATCAAGACTTATCACGGCTCCCAAGCATCGTTTGACAAGTTCGACCACTCCTTCATGGGTAGTGGTGAGGGTGCTCAGGCTTATGGCTGGGGAACCTATGTAAGCGAGGTGGAAGGTATTGCCAAGGCTTATGCTAAGCAGAATGCAAAGAAGAATGCACCTTCAAGACTGATGTATCAAGATAAACCTATGACGTATAAAACTCCATCAATTATCTATCAAGTTGCCTTTAATATGGATAAGTTTAACATTTCCGCTAAAGAGGCTATATCACAGATGATAGATGCTGGTGAGAAGAAACTTGCATCCGTTGACGACACCCCGTTTGCGAAGATGAAAGCCAAGCAAGTTCAAGATGAGCTGAATGTTTTGAAAGGTTTGAATCCTTCTGACTTTAAGATTAATGAAGACTATGATACTGTCGCACAGAATTTGGCAGATACCAAGTCTGGTCTTGATTTATTGGAGGATGAGTTGAAAGATGCAAAATCCTATGTAGATTTGTACCAATCAAGACTTGATGAGGCTAAGGGAGAACTTTCAAAGGCAAAGGAAAGTGGCACAGGTCTTGGTGTTGACATGTACGAATCTGATGTTATGTATTATAGCGAACAGGTTGAAAAATATAAGCAGAATGTAAAAACTAAGGAAAGTGACATCAAAGATGTAAAGACTAAGATTGACGCTTTGCAGAAGAAGTTGGATTCCATAGGAAAACCACGAAACCTTTACTCTGTTGATATTCCTGATGATACTGGTGATAACTACATCGGATGGGATGAGCCTATCACTCCTAAAATGCTCGAAGCAAAGAGACGTGTTATGGAGGAAGATGGCTATACTATGTATGATTCTGATGGGAACTACGATTACTTTGAGAAGACAGAGAATGGAAAGTATCAGTATTGGCAGTTGTGGAATAGACAAAAAGGTAATGGGCTTTACAGCGAACTTTCCAAAGTCCTGCATTCCGATAAGTTAGCATCTTTGGCTTTAAATAAGCAAGGTATTGTTGGAGTTAAGGTTATTGCAGACCGCACTACTGGCGGTAACAAGGAAGGCAAGATGAACTATGTTATCTTTGACGAGAACAATGCTCAAATTACTAATCACACCAAGTTCTCTCTCCGTTTGAAGTCTGCTATTGAAGAAACAGAAACCAATCCGTCTGACGCACAGAAAGAGAGTGGCAACTACAAGAAGGGACACATCAAGTTCGGTGGCTACGATTATACTATAGAGAATCCAAAGGGTTCGACTCGCTCAGGCAAGGATGCTAATGGCAAAGAGTGGAAAGTAACCATGCACGATACCTATGGCTATATCCGTGGTAAGTTCGGTAAGGATGGCGACCATCTGGATATGTTTATTAACGACAAGGCAGACCTTGATAATTGGGATGGTGATGTGTTTGTCGTTGACCAAGTGAATCCTGATGGCTCGTTTGATGAGCATAAGGTGATGTACGGCTATGACTCCATGGATGATGCAGAAAAGGCTTATCTCGCCAACTATAGCAAGGGATGGAAAGGTCTTGGAAATATTACTGGAGTAAGTAAGGATGAGTTCGACAAGTGGCTTGATACAAGCAAACGTAAGCTAAAGCCATTTAAAGACTATACTAAGGTAAAGTTCTCGTTGAAGGATAATCAGGGGAATCCTCTGAATCAGGATGGTACTTTGAAGCTGGATAAGATTAAGTCCGTTGATGAATTGACGGATGAAGACTTCTTGCATCCTACCAGAAATGTAGAATTGCCTAGTTTACCAAAGAAAATTGCTGATGCTATCGGAACAGAAGGCAAGCCAGTTGTTATCAAGAAGAATATCTTTGAGCGTAATTATATGAGACATAAGGACGTTACTCCTGAATTGAGTAAAGTAATCTTTAAGTCTGCTTTGTACAATCCTGATTTGTATGGTCAGAATCAAAAGAAAACTAGACCATATAATTGGGTGCTTATCAACACGAAGGACGAGAAGGGCAATAACCGCACAGTATTATTAGAGGTAAATCCTAATAAAGACAATGTGGAAATCGTTCATTGGCACTTTGTGAATGATAAAAATTTGGGATTGATAAAGAAACAAGCCATCCGTGAGGGCGACCAAGTCCTCATACTGCCTTCTGAACAATCAGAAGAGGTTGGTGGTCTTTCCAACCTTACGGATGACTTATCTGCTGCAAAGATAGACAATTCTTCTGAAACTGCCAAGGAAAATGGAGAAAAGTTTTCATTGAAGGATGAAAAAACTCTTGCAGGAGTGCATAACATTACAGAGGAGAAGCTGAGAAAGGCTTTGAAACTGGGTGGCTTTGCCAATCCTTCTTTGGCTGTGATTGATACCAACAAGAGTGGTCACGACAACTTTGGAGAGATTTCTTTTATTGCTCCTTCTGCCCTTGTAGATAAGCGCACTGGCAAGACTGCTGGTACTTGGATAACTGATGCCTATACTCAGCGTTATCCTTCCGTAGAGCGGCAAATGAGCGAAAAGGGCAGTCAGAAGTTTGAAGACTGGGTTGACAGCCTTGAATACCCTAGTGCTGCTAAGGCAGAGATTAAGAGACAGACCAAGGATGTAATGGAAGACAATGGTGTTCCTGCTTGGGAGTTGATGTATCTTAAAGAAAAGGGCATTGATATTAAAGCGTATGATTCAAGAATTGATTATCGCTGGAAAGAGATTATCAATGACCATCCTACTGCCGAGGATATTCTGAGCAGTATGCAGAATGACCCTGAACTGAATGAAAAGGTTACAAGTCTGGCTAAGCATGCCATCATCCATCCTACTTGGGAAAAGGTTTCTTTGGAGGTAAGAAGAAAGATGTATAAGGAGACTGGCGTTAAGGCTAGCCCTATCAATCCACAAGTAAGAAAACAGACTAAGGAAATCTTTGAGCGTGACTATAAATCAACCTTGCTTAACAAGGACGGAAGTCCAAGAAAAAAAGATGTGAAGAAGGTTGTTGAGGATATTGTGAAGGAGCATAACGATACCAAGAAGTATGACTTCTATCTGTCTAAGGTGAAGGCTAGTAATTACGTCAACAAGAATGGTCTTTATGATGATTACATCAGATGGCAGGAGAACAAACTGGATGAGTTCGGAACGAAGAACCGTATCTTCCGTGGCTATACTAAGGATGGTTCCCGAAAGTATGTGCCTGAGACTCTTGAAAATGTTTCAAAGGCTATGAGGGAAGAAGCAGATGGGCAGACCAATGGAAGCGAATATACCTCGTTTGGTAGCTTTATCGCAAAGTTGGCTAGTCGTGTTGATTCTACAGACGAAATGCGTGCCAACAAGGATAAGTTATCTTCTAATGAGGATAAGGAAGCTTTTTACGAGAAATGGAGTGAGGTTTATTATGACCTTGCCAAGTTCTTGTATAATGATGTGTTCTATGGTGAGCAGAGACTTCACGATATTGTATTGCAGTCTGACCCTAAGAAGTATGCCAAGAAAGAATATGGCATTACCCTTACTCCTACCTTCATGAAGAAACTGGATGCCTTGAAGAATGCAGTACAGACTGAGTTGAAGAGTGCGTACTTTGAGACTAAATACAACAGACCTCTCCGTCTAAACGAGTTTGCTGCTGCCGTGGTTCCTGACAACTTGGGCGAAGATGTACGCAAGGGCATTGAGGATGCTGGCTTACCAATGTATGACTACGACCCGAATAAGGAAGGTGACCGCAGTCGTGCCTTCAATGAAGCTATCAATAGTAGTGACAATATACGATTCTCTCTGAAAGCAGAGAAGGAGAAGATTGTGGCTGATGCCAAGTCAAACGGAACCTATATGACGGCTCCTAATGGTGAGAAGACCAAACTGGATGCAGAACAATGGGCAACCGTCCGTACTGCCAACTTCAAGAACTGGTTCGGTGATTGGGAGAATGACCCTGAGAATGCTTCCAAGGTGGTGGATGAGAATGGCGAGCCTATGGTGATGTACCATTATACGGATGAGAGCTTTACTATATTTGGGAAAGATAAAGAAGTTGGCAAAAATACATTTGGCAATGCCACTAATGCGAGTTATGCTGCAACAACAACTATCGGTCATTGGTTTACATCAAATAAAAAACAACCTGAATATATGGGTAAACCTATGGCGTGTTTCCTAAATATAGTAGAACCATTCGATGGCTACACTTTGGAAGGTCTTGCTGATTATCTGAATAATTATATAAGCGATGAAGATTTCAATTCTTACGAGGAAGATTATGAAAATGTTGCTCCAATAATTGAGGCGGGAAATAATTTTAGAGAAGAGCAGATAAGGGATGGATATGATGGTGTTGTTATAGATGATGAGGAGTTTGGTGGGACTTCTTATGTAGCATTTAATGCCAACCAAATCAAGTCTGCCGAGAATAACAATGGCGATTTCTCTGCCGACAACAATGATATTCGTTTCTCTCTCGCTGGTGAGCGTGGTGCGGCTGCTGCTGACAAGGCAGAGGAGCGTACTGCTCGTATGGATTTCCTTTCAGTGGCTCGCAAGATGGAAGAGGAGAAGAAGGATGCCAAGGCTATCAAGATGGCTACTGGCTGGGAGCGTGGTGCCGATGGCAAGTGGAGATACGAAATGCCTGATGCCAAGATAAAGGACACGATGGACGTAGGCGGTGGACAAATCGTTAAGCGTTATGAGGAGGATATGCTCTGGAATGGCGGCAAACTATCTAAGGTGATTGATGCACCTGAATTATTTAAGGCTTATCCTCAGTTGAAAGATGTACGTATTGAAACGGATGCCATTATGAACGATATGCCTTCAAATGGTGAATATAATGCCAAGACAAACACCATTACCATCCATGCTGACGAGCTGAAATATATGAATAGTATATTGAATCACGAGATTCAGCATGCAATCCAGTCTATTGAGGGCTTTGATAGAGGAGGTAGCCCTAGATTGGTTAGAGGTGAGATTAAGAAGAGATTAGCAGAGGTTACTAAGCAGATTCGCCAGTTGCGTGCAGAAGGCAAGGAAGATGAGGCTAAGGCTATTGTTGAGAAGAACAGAGGTCTTTATAATGCTTATCAGGCGAATGATGATTACAACAGTTACAAGTCACTCGCTGGAGAGGTGGAAGCTCGTAATGTGTCTGCCCGAATTAACATGACTCCTGAGGAGAGAAGAAAAACTCTCGCTGAATCTACTGAGGACGTGGCTCGCAAAGACCAGATTTTCTTGGGCGTTGGCGATGTGTCCTTCTCTCTCCGTGATATGGCTGACGGAAAGGAGAGTGGGGCGGCTGATATGGCTGAGGACTTGAAGAGTCTGAACACTCCTGATGAGGTGGATGATGCTATCAAGACTGCCATTGATGATATGCCGAGCGGCTGGCAGATGGCTAACAGGAAGATGATTCATATTGCTCAGGCTCTGGGCGAGAACCGCAAGGCAGAGATTGCTGGCGAGGAGCCTAAGTTCTCCCTGAAGGATGGCACTCTCATTAAGGCTGGAACATACTTTAGCGGTGGCGGTCTTGTTGAGGAAGGCTTGAAGGGTATCATCGACCCAGTAGTGGCAGTGGAGTATGATGAGAAGATAAGCGGTGTATATCGCAACAACTTCGGACAGCACATCGTTACTGCTGATGTTCGTGATGTTGACCCTAAGGAGTTGGTGAAACAGATAGATGGCGAGGTAGAGTACTTCCATGCCAGCCCAGTCTGCAAGAACTACTCTCAGGCGAAGAGTAACCATGCTGAGTTGGAACTTGACAAGGAGACTGCTGCAAGTACTGCCGAGTTCATCAATGCTATCAAGCCAAAGGTTGTGACCATTGAAAACGTGAAGGGATATAAGGATTCAGAAGCGATGAAGACTATCACGGATGCGCTGGATGCCAATGGCTATACTTGGGATGCTGATGTCTATAATGCTGCTGACTATGGCGGCTACACCAACCGAGAGAGATTGATTGTCCGTGCGGTTCGTGATGGCAAACTTCCTGACAAGCCAAAGAAGATGGCACACAAGAGCGGATGGTATGAAGCTGTGGCTGATATTATCCCGACACTGACCGAGAAGAAGAATGGTGTGGCTCCTTGGATGGACGTTCGCTTGAAGGCTGATGGCATTGACTGGAGAAACATTGACAAGCCATTGTATGTGATGGGTAGTGCTTATGCTGATGGCAAGATTCCTCATGCCTTTGCTGACGAACTCCTGCCAACGCTCCGAACCAAGAGTGGTGATGTGATTGTTATGCCTGATGGCAAGGTGTATCGTGCTATGGGCAGAGTGCTCGCAAGAGTATCAGGAGTGAGCGATGATTACAAGATGCCATTCTCTGAAAATCTGAGCCATACCATCATCGGCAACGGAATCCCTACCCAGTTGACCGAGCATGTGATTGCTCCACTGCTTACTGGTTCTGACCCTAAGTTTAGCATCCGCACCTATCATGGTACTGGGGCTAGCTTTGATAAGTTCGATTTCAGCCACATGGGTGAAGGCGAAGGTTCACAAGCGTTTGGCTGGGGTGGTTATGTTACTAACTCTAAGGATATTGCTGAGGACTACACAAGACGTGCCAAGATAAGGAAAGATAATGGCGGTTTTGAATTTGTGACAGATATGTCTGCCAATAACAAAGATATGGTAAGACAATATATCTATAAATATAAAGATGTAAACAAGGGATTGGATGCTATGAGAAAAGACCTTCCTTCTGCTCTAGAAATGTTCCCTGATGATGATGATTTAAAGGAACTTAGCAATATTCTTGCAAAGAAGAATGAGGAAATAGCTGTTCCTGATAATATTGCTTATCTTTATGATGTGGATATTCCTGATGATAATGGAGATTATCTTGATTGGGATGCTCCTTTGACAGATAAACAGAAGAATACAATCATTAAAGAATTAAGGCGATTAAAAATAGATTTTGACGACTTTAAAAAGCGTGGTTTTTCTTTTGATGGTTCATTTGGCGGTAATGCCTATGATTTTCTAATGTATGCTTTAAGAAGAACAAAAAAGTGGAAAGATGTAGATGCTAGTCGTGCAGTTAGTAAGTTCCTGTCTTCTATTGGTTTCACTGGTATCAAGTATAAGGCTGGTAATATATTTGGCGGTGCTAAGGAAGGCGATTACAACTACGTGATATTCGATGAGAACAATGCCAATATCGTTGGTAATACCCGATTCTCCTTGCGCTATGACCAGTTTGAGCACGACCTGAACCAGTGGAAGAAGGATAATAATCTGCCTAAGGATGCCAAGCGACCATCCATCCCACAACGCAACGCTGGCGAGAGTGCCGTTGACTTCCTGAGGAGAGTGGACGACTACCGCAAACAGATGGCTCTGTGGAAGACTGCTCCAACCTACGAACAGCATCTTCTGAGTGATGATACTGCCCTTGGAGAGTTCAACCGAGAGTTGCAGCGTGGTTCTGTGCTCAAAAGAATCGCCTTCCAAGATAGTATGCTGGCTATCCGCAAGGCTCAGGAAGCTATTATGAAGGAAGTGGGTGTTGACCGCCTGAACATGGCTGAGGATGCCTATACTGCCGAGAACAGAAGTCATGGCAAGGGTAAGAACGAGTTCGAGGAGTACAACAATGAGTTCTTGCAGCCATTGAGAAAGGCTTATCATCAGATGAAGAAGGTGCTGGGTGATAGTTATGACAATGTCCGTATCTACATGATGGCTAAGCATGGTTTGGAGCGTGATGCTCAGATGGCTTTCAAGAAGTCTCTGGAAGCTGACTATGAGGACGTGGCTCAGAGAAGTGCGGCATACAGGGCTTACAAGGGCGACATGAACCGAATGGGCAATGATAGCGGCTTTGAACTTGGCTACATAGACTTCACTACTTGGAGACAGAGAGATAATGCACTCAGAGTGAAATACTCTCCATCCTATATGAACTATCGTTATGATAAGATGGGTATCGCCTACGATTACTCAGGCTTGTCTGCTCTATTTGATGGCTCAGACTTCGAGGAAGCTGCCCACAAACTGATAAAGGATATTGAGAGTAAGTATATAACCGAGACTCACAACCTCTGGGACGCAACGAATGCGGCTACCAAGAAGATTCTCCGTGATGGCTATAAGGCTGGCATGATGAGCAAAGATACTTATCAGTATGTGCGAGATATGTATAGCCATTATATTCCTCTCCGTGGCTGGGATGGCACTACTGCCGACCAAGTATGGGACTATATTGGTGGTGGCAAGGGTGCGTTCAATCAAACCTTGAAAACGGCACACGGACGAACCTCTATCGCTGACGACCCTATCGCCTACATCGAGAATATGGCAGAGAGTGGAATCCTGCTGAACAACAAGAACTGGGTGAAGCAACACCTGATGCTCTTGGCTCAGAATCATCCAACTTCCCTGCTGACCCTGAGCAAGGCTTGGTACGTGAAGAGTACGGATGCCAACGGAAACGAAGAGTGGATTCCTGCTACACCTCAGATTACTTCTCAGATGAATAGTAATCAGGTGAAGACTGCCATTGATGCTTTCGAGAAGAAGATGGAGCAGATGGCTCAGACTGGCGATGCTACTCAGAAGAGAGACGGATTGAACATAGCCTATCCTCAGACTCACAGCGAGGAGAGAGAACATGAGGTAAGAGTGATGAAGGATGGCGAGGAGTACGTTATCTATGTGAATGGTGACCCTCAGTTGGCTCAGGCGATGAACAATACTAGAGCACACCGAGTAAGAGAGATTCAGAGCGGCAAACTTGATAGGGCTGCTGCTTGGTTGGGCAGAAAGATGGCTGCTGCCTATACCAGTCTTTCACCTCTCTTCATCCCTTCCAACTACTTCCGAGACCTGACCATGACCCTTGCATCTACCGCTATTCGTGAGGATGGAAGATACAACTATATGCTAAGAAAGAATCTGGCTACCTCTTGGAATCTCGGTTTCATGCTGAGAGACTATCAGAACGGCAAGTTGAGAGAGAAGGTAAACAACGGAAACGCTACTCCAAAGGAACAGATGTTCTATGACTTTATGATGAATGGTGGCGAGACTGGCTTTGTCTCTTCGCTTGACGTGGAAGACTTGAAGAAGAAATTCAAGAACGACTTGAAGGATTTGGATAGATGGAAGGCGAACCCAGTAAAGGTAGGGCACACCATCATGGATGGTATCGAGTTCCTGAATAGAGCAATCGAGGATAGTAACCGATTTGCGGTTTACATGACCTCTATTCAGTATGGACGTTCCATTGATGAGGCGGTGAATGATGCCAAGGACGTGACCCTGAACTTCAACCGCAAGGGTACTGGCGAATATGGCTGGCAGATGATTAGAAACCTCTATCTCTTCATCAATCCAGCGGTACAGAGTTTGCAGACCTTGGGTGCGCTTGTCAAGCATCATCCTTTCAAGTTTACGGCTGTTACTGCATCATGGTTGGCGAGTGGTGTACTGGTTCCTATCGTTAATGCTGCCTTGATGAGTATGTTGGGTGGTGATGATGATAAGGATAAGTACTGGCAGTTCACCAAGTGGGATAGACGAAACAACCTGATTATGTGGGTTCCGTTTACTCATGAGTTTGTGAAGATTCCTCTTGCTCAGGAGTTCCGTGCTTTCTATGGCTTGGGTGATATGATTGCATCCAAGATGATGGGTGGCGAGTTGGCTGAGGAGAGTTGGAGTCAGTATGGTGAAGACTTGCTCGGTCAGGTGGTGGATATGCTTCCGCTCGACCCTACTGGATATGATGGCAATATTGCGGTCAGTCTGATGCCGAATGCTATTCGTCCAGTCTTTGAGTTGGCTTTCAATGTTGACTTCACTGGCAAGCCATTATTCAAGGACACAGAGTACAACAAGTATGATCCTAACTTTACCAAGGCATACGTGGGCACTCCTGATTGGTTGGTTCGTGCGTCCAAGATGGTTAACTCAATCGGAAACGACTATCCTGATGTGCAGCAGAATAGCATAGATGCTTTCGGTGACCCAAGATACAATCTGAATAACCCTGCTGTGGTTGACCATGTATTGTCTTCTTATCTCGGTGGTGCTTACACCATGGGCAGTCAGGTGCTCGGTGTTCTTACCAAGTCACTCAACGACCCGAAGGAAATCAAGGTGGCTGATATTCCATTATTCAGCAAGTTCGTCAGCAATCCTGATGATAGACCGGTTACAAAGAAACAAGGTGATGAGTTCTGGGATATGAAGGAGAACCACGACCGTGCAGCCAATACCCTGAGCAAGTTGAAGAAACAAGCTAAGGTGGATGGAGATTACTCTATGCTGGAGCGGTTCTACGGCTCAGAGGAGTATAAGCAGTATAAGCAGGATGATGTGAAGGTGAAGAAGTATGAGGAAGACAAGAAGAAGGAACGTGCTGAGGAGAGTGGGGAGGAGTATAGACCTCACAAGTTGAATGCCGAGGATATATACAAGGCTCATGCTACCCCAAAGGATGATTTCGAGGACTTGAAGCTGAAACAACTCTACACCAAACTGAACGGATTCAAGACTTCCTATGACCTCTTGGTTGATACGGCTCCTAGTCAGAGTGATGGCTACTACAACACCAACAAGGCTGCCATTGATGCCATTGATGAGATTTCCCTTGATAAGCAGGAGATTTCCGAGTTGAAGAAAGGTTTTCTGGATGATGGCAAGGATGCCTACAACGCTGAGGACATGAAACAGATTCGTGAACTGAGAAAGAAGATTATTTCCGTGCTGGAGAAGGCTAACAAGGTAGTTGTGGCTAACCAGAAAGCGAATGCTAAGAAAAAATAAATATGGCTATCCCCTGAAAGCATAAGGCTTTCGGGGGATATTTACTTTCATTCTGAAACTTTTTGTTTCTTTAATTTGGATAAAACTTTCAATCTGTTAGTATTTGCAAAGTTTAATATTTAAAGTTTTATATAAATCAATATATTCCATTTATTTTTATTAGATTTGCCAAATCTAAGAATGTTCATAAATTCTATAATTTTAAAATTCTTAATCGAAAATAAACTAAAAAATGAAGGCTTATGAAACAAGATGATGATGAAGACCAACGGGTCAGGAAATTGATAGGAGAGATAACTAAACTTCTCCCTGAACGCAGTAAAATAAAAACAGATTTACTTTACTTTAAGTATGCACCAATCTTGGTCATGCTTATCAGATGGTATGGTATATCTCAATTCTATGACAACAATATGGAGATTACCCTTTGGTATGAAGAGAACGAAGAACCCGTCTGGTTCTTCTATTTCATCACTTATATCCTTTACCCTATTTCCCTTTGGAAAGGGCAGGTGTTACACAGATTGTGTGTAGAATGGCGAATACCTATCTTGTATATTGCAGGAGTCAATGTGATACACATCATGTTCGGTTCTATTGTTGTCACAAACGATATGTATTATTGTGATATGTTCCTGATTACACTCATTCTAATTTTATATGCTTATGTCGCAATTAGTAAATTACAGAATCATAGAGGCAGGACTTCGTGTTCTTGCTGATAAAGCGCATGAATCAGCAGTAGCGCAAGAAGAAGGCAAACCAATACCTTGTGGTCTGTCAGAAGGGGACTTGGAACTGGTAGCACTCCTTACCGCCATGATGAATGATACGCAAGCCAATAAGGGTTGGTGCGCCCACGAAATGGGTAAGTCTATCTCGTCATTCGAGAAGTATGTTCACGATGGCAAGATACCAGAAGGCATCCATGACCAGTTCGGACATGAGAAAAAGTGGAATAAATCCCTTATCCGATTCTTTGCTAATAAGAAGGCTTTCTTCCGTAAGCAAGCAAAGAAGTATAGCATAAATATTTAGGAATAGCTAAACTGATACATATAGGAGAAACTAAATAGCCTCTCCTATACTCTTATGACCTTTTCCGTAATCACAAATCGCTGCTATTCAAACACTTAAACAACCTTTTACGAGTTTATCAATACCTATCCATATTATTCGTATCTTTGTGTCCGTAACGTTACAGAGTATTAATCAATTAATGTTTAACAAAAGATTCAGGATAATATGGAAAGTAAAACGTATGTATTCGGAAATGAAGGCTCCACATCTAACAATGGGATGCTTGGTCTTCTTGCGCCTCTGCTCCAGAAGCAGGGTGTTGACCCAAATGTCCTCCTTGCCATGAAGGGTAACAATGGTTTCGGTGGTGAAGGTGGATGGTTTATGTGGGTAATCTTCCTTTTCTTCCTCATGGGCTGGGGTGGAAACGGCTGGGGAGGTTTCGGTAATAATGGTCGTGGTGGTCTCGCAAACGAGATTAACAATGACTATGGTCGTGGTCTCCTGATGGATGCCATCGGTGGCAACCGCAATGCTCTCAGCAACTTGGCTACCCAGTTGAACTGTACAGAAGGTCAGATTCAGAATGCAATTTCTGCCCTGACCTCTCAGGTTCAGAGTGTAGGTAATCAGGTAGGCATGAGTGGTATGCAGACCATCAATGCCTTGCAGCAGGGTAATATGCAGATTGCTCAGCAGATTGCAAACTGCTGCTGCGAGAACCGCTTGGCTATCTGCCAGCAGACTGGAACCTTGCAGAATGCAATCAACAACGTAGCTACTGGTCAGGAACGTGGCTTCTCTAACGTGGCTTACGAGACTCAGCGACAGACTTGCGACTTGCACAATGCTATCAAGGAAAGTACTCAGACTATCGTTGATGGTCAGAAGCAAGCTGAGTTCAGGGAAATGCAGAACAAGATTGATGCACTCCGTGAGGAGAACAGCACCTTCAAGTCTTCTGCTATGACCTCTCAGATTGTTGGTCAGGCGGTGGCTCCTATCAATGCGGTATTGGCTGGATTGCAGAACGAGGTGGCTGGTATCAAGTGTAAGTTGCCTGAGACCGTGACTACTCCTTACAGTCCATTTACTGCGGTTCCTAACTGCGTGGCTTATCAGTATGGTTTGAATGCTGCTAACAATGCAGGATTCTGGGGTTAATAAGGAAAGGAGGCTGCTATGCTTTGGTTAAGACCATTTACCTGGGTGAATCGTAACGGCTCAGCGGCTATCGCTTCTACTGGTGTGACGGTGAATACTGCCAATGTGGTGTTCACCTTCAAGAATCACGCTTTCGTGAATGCCAACTATAGAGGAACGATTTTCGTGAATCTACGTCAGGCTATTCCGACTGGAACGACTGGTACGCTGCCTATCCTTTTCGAGACCAACGGAGCGACACAAGCTGTGAGCAAGTTCAATGGCGCACCATTGACGGTTGCAGATGTGCCTGGTACTGGAGTAGTTCAACTCTGGTTTGAGAGAGACACTAACACCCTTCAACTTATGACGGGTATTGTTTAACAAGAATAGATATAGGAGATTACATTATGTTTCAAGGTTTAAGAACTAATTCCTTATTTTATGTTCTCGACAAGGGCGAAAACCCGAATTTGCGAATCGGTCAGGTGGTTTCGGTAAGCAATCCTCAGACGAAATACCCTACCTTTAATAACGGCTTCACACCTCAGCCTATGGAGACTGTGGTTGATGTGAAGGTGAAGCTGGGTGACGAGGAAGTGGATTTCAAGCAACTTCCAGCAAACGGACAGATAGCCAACGACAAGAACCTTGTGGTTAGCGACAATAAGGATGCCATGAGTGCCGAGGTGGATGCCATGCTGAGACAATCCAAGGCGATACTGGAGAGCGTAGATTACAACAAGAGGGTAGTAGAATCTTGTGAGGGAATGCTACAGCAACTCAACCCCCAGATAGCCAAGGAGAAGGAACAGACCGAGAAAATCAACAAACTGGAAGGTAAGGTTTCAGGCATTGAGGGCAAGATTGACAAGATGATGGGATGGCTCCAGCAGACCATGAGCAAGTAATCTCCTACCTATCTATTCACTTTAATTTATAGCTATGGTAATGATTGAGATTACAGAAGATAAGTTCGATGATTTGTATGACAACATCGAGTCTATGCTTGGTTTTGGCAGCAAGGCTATGTCTTGTCTGAAAAAGATGAAGCAGGAGCGTATGGGTGAACGTATGCCTGATTATCGTGACGATTGGAGAAGAGAACGTGAGGAGCGTGAAGAGCGTGAGAACAGACGCAGATTCAACAACGTCAACGATGATTGGAACTACCCGAACCGCTATGGTGAAAGAGGTGGTGGCGGCTACAATGGTGGCGGTCGCTAATGTTTAACTTGGGAGTTTTGGTAGTGACATTTATGTCGGGACCAGACTCCCTTTAATATTCAGCAATATGGGAAAATGCAGAATGTCATTGGATATGTATGACCTCAAACCTGAGGCAATGGTTGCCTATCTCAGATACAATGGCTATCATTTCAGCAAGAAGATGTGTGAGTGGGCGGTAAGCCTGATGTACAAGTATGACCCTTCCTCCAAGCGTGATGTAAGTATCTCGTTTTGGGATAAGGAGAAGGTGGATTCCCTTCTGCTTGGTCAGGGAATTGAGGTGAAGAATAAGATAGGCTACGACCATGTATATGTGGCGAATATGGCGAGGGCTGACTTCTACAAGTCTTCCATAAAGGATGAGGAGCAGTTAGCCCAGTTCATCAAGGATATGGTGGATGATGCCGACCAGAAGGATGGTTTTATCTTCAACCGATTCTATGCCGACTGCTGCCATAATGGTGTGCCTATCCCTTGGGAAGATGTGTTATGATGAGAAGAGAAATATACCTTCCGAAGTACGAATGGAGCATAGTATGTTTCATAGGTTATCAGCCACCTGATGCCGATAAGATATGCCATGCTCTTTCTGATATAGGCTGCAACGGAACTCCGCTATCAGAGGCCTACGAACATCTAACCAAGGAGAGTGCAGACAGAGGTCTTACCTATTCCAACCTATCGGAAAGAAGAAGTGTTCTTGCCATTGGGGAGTGTGAATCTGATGGCGGCATCATCAATACTATCGGTCATGAGCTTCTTCATGTGGTAGCGCATATCTGTGATCGGGACGGAATAGATATGCTGAGCGAAGAACCATGCTATATGATGGGTAGTTTGTGCGAGCAGCTTTTTCAGGTAGTGCAACAATAAAAAAGATAGGTAAAATTTAATCTACCTATCTTTTTATCTGTAAAGCTATTTGCTATTTATTATTGCCATAATAAAATACAAATAATAGAGCCTAATATTATCACAAAAGAGTATCTGATAATATCCTCCAATTCAAACCTTTCTAACTTATATATCTGGCTTGCGAACCAAGATGTGAAGCTTGAAGCTGTTACCTTGTACTATCTTGTAAATCATATCTTACACCTTGTTATTTATAATACTCGTTACTTTTTCTCCTCTTCGAGCAGTCCAAGTGCATCTTGGTAGAAGAGAGGGAATCCCTGTCCGAAGTCCTTCAACAGCTTGAACTCCTTATCGTCAAGCTCAACCTCACCATCCGACTTGTATATCTTCATAGCCAATGCCATATAGCCGATGCCTCTGGCGTTCTGGTACATGGCATTTGCCAACTCCTCTCGGATGTCTTTGGTTATATACTCGTCCTTCTTGATGTTTGTTGCAATCTGCAACGCAGCGAAATTAATCTTCTTCATAATTATAATATTTAAATTGTTATTGTTATTTCAATATTTTATTCTATCTTATCAGAACTATTTATAAGTTTAAATTCAACAGGCTTTGCTTTTGTAAAATCACCATAAGAATATAAAGGATTTCCAATATATGATACATTATATGCAGTAATAAGTGTATCTCCTTCATAAGGGTCGAAATATACATGCAAGTTAATATCTGTTGCAACAATAGAAGAACTACTACCAGCCTCTTTTTCTATAAGTGGAATACCTTCAACTCTAACACCTCCTTCTTGATTCTCTGCATCTTTTAAAGTTTGATATACTGTAACACCTAAGTTACTAAAATCATAACCAGTCAAAGTACTTGCTGCACGAACATATTTGCTTTCAGAAGCACAAGTAGAAACATCACCATTAGCATCCTGATATTGAGCAAGAATTGTATATGTCATTCCCTTTGGTGGATGAGAGGAAGAGAATGTGTAGTTGAAATTGCCCGACACTTCTAGAATACCAGCAAGCAACATAGGATTTCCATCGCCATTAAGCACATATTTACCTGCATAATCATTTCTTTGATTAGTAGTTTTATCTCTTATATTAATTGTTGCTGTATCATAATCATAAGGTTTATCTTTGTCAGACTTCAAAGTGTATTCCTTATATCCTACATAAACACTGTGTTGCAACGAAAAACTATTGAAGAAATAGTTATCTTCTACACCTCCAGTTGTGCATAGAAGAAGATAAACTCTTATAACATCACCAACATTACAACTAAAACCACAACCTCCCTCTGATATAGGAGCACCAGAGCTAAACTTGACAGAAAATTGATAACCTTCATCATCAAGACCTGTATCGATAGGGTCAGGTTTAGAATAATAACTACCTCTCTTCTTTGTTACATTATATAGATAAATAGCAGGATATACTTCACCATCTGTAATTTGCGTAAGTATTTGGAATATATCTTTTAATGATACACATTGATTAGGATAGTCTATATCGCTTGTATTAGTAGCATATATACTAAATGTTGCAGTCTCTGATATGAAAAACTCATTAGTATTTGGATATGCTGGATAAATTGGTGGTTGAGCGTCATCATAATAGCCTGCAAAATCAGAAAGACGATAAGGAGATTCATTACCTCCATAAGGTCTGTTGTATATCCATTTTGCTTTATCGCTATCAAAGTCTGATTTTCTAGACACTAAAGGAATAACCAAAGCTGCATCATTAACAGTATTATTTCCTAACCACCAACCTAATTTTCCACTAGGTGCAGTCCAACTTCTACCATCAGAATTTAAAGTATCAGTCACAAACTTCTTTCTAAGGTTTACTGGCTTATACTTAGACCACATATTTATATTGTGGTTCTTACATAGAGTAGCAATATCATTACTACTCTCATTAAGGATTTTCTTTACATCCTCAATACTAACTGGAGCAGTTATAATTCCATTTACTATACTCATGCCTTAATTCTTTAAACAAGTTATACCACCAGTAGCTTCAATCTTGCCATTTACAACAAGATTTCCATCTACATAAACATCACCACTAATAGTACCAGCAGATACATATTTTACTACCTCCTTGGTTACTACTTTCTCTGTTGTTATGTTGGCATTGAATACCTTTGCCAACCACTGAATAAATTTTTTCATACCATTCCTTTCTTTAAATGTTCAACACCTATAGTACCATCATCAATAACAGATATATCTAGATACATATTCTCAGTTATACAAATACCAAACATACATCTATTATGATGAGATTTACCTGCATATAAAACTGGAATATTACCAAGTTCTAAAGCTGCTCTTATCTTATAAAGAAGTTCCTTAATTTGTATTGCTTTATCTGTATAAGGTTGTAGTGTTAAGTCAAAGTCAGTAACTACACTACCATGAACTGCACTACACCACCCATTAGCAACACAGGTTCTTTCTATAGCTGGATATATACTCGCATATAAAGCAGCTCTTCCATTTGTATTTATATTCTTATTCATAATATTTTAACTTACAGTAACACTGTTATCAGATGGAAAAAATTTATATGTTTTACCATTATAATTAAATTGAATGTTAAAACCTGTATCATTTGCATCAACAATTTCAAAATTTGTAACTCCAGAAAAATTAAAAATATCACAATTTAAACTATTAAAATAAGCGTCTCCTTGTGAACTTAAATAATAATTTTGGTCATTACCATCAAGATATATATAACTAGCCTGAGTAACATCTGTACTAGCTAAGTAAACATTACTGTCAATCCTGTTTAAGATAAGACTATCAGATAGTTGAATACTATCTATAACATTAAAAGTATTTGCAGTAACACTTTTAAAAGTAAAGTCAACATTATTGCTTGTAGTAGCATTATTACTTACACCAAGTGCAGTTATACCTCCAGTAGCATAAATATTTCCTTCTATTTTGAAAGCTTTATTAGCTGCATCCCAAGAGATTTTACCACCATTAGTTTCAGAACCAAAGTGTATTTGGTTTGAATTAACATCGAAGACATTGCTCTTGAAATCATAGTGCTTGCTCATGTTGTCGGTATAAACCTTCGTTGCATAGGCATCCAAATTTATCTCTGCATAAGACGATTCTTTCAGTCCATAACCAATATGGAGTATATTGTTTGTACGATCGAGCATATTGCCATTGTTCATCCAAAGCTGAATAGAACCACCTCCTGCCGAACCCATTTTCAAGTTGCCGTTGATGTCACCAGTTCCATTGAAGCTCTGTCCCCAAATGAGTCGTGGGTTTGCCAACTGCGTTGCTTTGTCAGCATTATTAACTGTGATGCCCCGCACGTAATTAGAGAGACCATTGATGTCACTTGTTGAATGAGTATGACTGCTAGGTGTAAACGTGCTCGGCTTGTTTGTTACGTCTGACCAAGATACACTTGTTGACGTAGAACCACCACTTCCGCCTAAAGCAGATAAAGTAATCTGTGAATGACTATCCCAAGTTACGTTGATTCCACTGCCAAAGATTATCTTGAAGTCAGATTCACCATTCCACGTTTCTTCTGAACTATCTTGGTAGAAACGTAACTTACCAGCAGTAGTACCACTAGAGCCACTTCCACCACCAACAGGAATACCAACATCTACACAACTTTTTTCAGAATTTGTTCTAATAGTTGGTTTTGTACCAGTAATACCTACAAAACGTAATTTAGTTGTACTAACCCAATTCTCACTTTCTCCAGCATATTCTGGTGTTTGTGCAACTTGTATAGAACCACCACTTCCACCACCAGAAACTGAAATCTCATAACCCAAGCCTGTTTTTGATATAGAAAAACCGCTTTTGAACCTTAAATATGCAGAAGAACTACCATCATAAGTAATATAGTCATTATCCGATGAACCATTGTAGATGGTGAACGGATAGCGGGATGAAGATGAGCTACCACCACCAGTTGTAGTTCCTACTCCTAAAGCTGTTATTCCACCAGTGGCATATAAGTTTCCGTCAAAGCACAAGTCACCGTTCTTGTCAAGATGGAGTTTCTTTCTGATGACTGTTTCGCCATTGGTTGATTGAAACTCTATACAGGTGACACTAGACATTTCGCCTGTAATCGACTTAGACGCAGGGTCAAACTTTCTTCCCCACCAACTGTACTCAGAGAGGTCTGCCGTGCCACCACCTGTAGAACCATCTGGAGATTTCCACTCAAAGCCACTTCCGTTATAATACAGGTAGCTTTTTCCTGATGGCATCAACAAGTTGTTCAGCTGCTGTAGGACTTGGTTGAAACTACCACTTGACCCAGAGCCACCGCTTCCGTTGTATGTAGAGAACGTATATTCCTTTCCATTCGTGAGAATAATGGCAAACTCGTTTCTTCCACCACTAACGGTGGACGTTTGCCTTTGCTCAATCCTGTCTATACCTACTCCTTGTGAGCCATTCATCACCTTAAACTGATGAGTGTCTCCGTTTGTAAGATATATGGTTATGATGTTTGGCTTGTTGTCGAACAGACCTTCGTAAGTCTGCTCTATCTTTTCAATGCCAACGCATTCATATCCAGTAGTCTGTGTATTGATAGTTTCTGCCATGTCCTTTTTTTCTGCAAAGTTATATTTTTATTCTAATTGTATAACCTTATCAGTTAATGAAGTACTGTTAAATAAGTCCTTTCCATCTTAGGAATTTGCGCTTGCGGCTCGCCTTACCCTTCTTGCTCTTGCAGTTGGTATGATAGACACAATCCCTGAACAGGTCTCTAACCTTCATGTCGTTGTCAACCAGTTTTGTTCTCTTGAACGTCTCGAATAGTGAGCGGTTCATAATCATCAGGTTGCCCTTCTGTGTAGGAAGAACATAGAAGATTTCTCCATTGTTCTTCTTGGATGCGTAGTCTGCCTTAGCCGTAGCTTGGCGGTACATGATTTCGCACTTGATGCGCTTGAAAATCTTTGTTACTTTCATAATCGTAATTATTTAGTTTGAACTATATGATGGTTGCTGCCGAAACAGAAACCTTTCTTGTCATTACTCTTGTCTTATTCTCTATCATCTTAGGCATTTCCATTTCATTGAAACAGATGTGGAGTCCGATGGCTCTGGTCATGAGCAAATCATCGTGCTTTCCGTCGATGGCTCCGTATGCTCCGTTCTTCTTACGCTCGTAGGTAAGGAACTCGTTCAGGCATCGCTGGTCTCGCTCAACGTATAGATGTTCTCTGACTACCTGAACCAGTACAGAGATAACCATCGGCTTGGTTGCCACATTGGTATGGAATCCGTACTTACGTGGAAGACCTTCCTTGATGTCTGCTTCGCTCTGCTTGCGAGCATAGAGATTATCGTACTCATCCTTGATTTGATTCAGGATGAACTCAGACTGGTCACCACCTTCCAAGATGTGCTCCTTGTCTTTCGTCTCCAAGGTGTTGGATTCAATCACCAGCAGGGCATTGTCGTAGTACTTGGCTATCTGTGCTGCCTTCCATGCCAGCAAGTCCATATCTATGTGTCCGTACCATTGGGCTACCACGTATGGTTTGCCGCCTTCCATCATCCAATAGCGGTCGAAGACACAGATAACAGACCAGTCTGCCTTACTACCTCTACCACCAATATCCACAACAACCAGATAGCGGTTGGTTACCTTGCAATCATCAAAGTACTCAGGCTTGCTCCATATCCACAACTGACCAGTCTTGTCTTCTGAGAATCGCACATTCTGTAGGCACTTCTTACCCTTATAACCATCGCCATAAACATCACCGATGAACTTAGGTGCACGGCAACCTTTCTTGAACTGGTCAACCTTGTCTTCGGCAAATACCTTGGCTCCTGAGTGTTTGAAGGCCTCTACTGGATTTGATGGATAACCACTAGCCATGTCACCATGGTCAGAAAACTTCCTTCGCTCCATAATGTACCAGTTAATCGCCTCTAAAGGCGCACCCATTTGCCACAACTTCCAAAGATATGTACATGGCTCTTCACGGTCGGACATCGTGTTGGTGTTGTTGCGATTCTCGTATAACCATCTAGCAAATTCTTCTTTCTGTTTCTTGCTTTCAAAATCAAGATGGTATAGGTCGTAAATCTCGAACCATGGGACAAAAAACGGCTCAAATTGTGATTCCCCTGATTCTGCTGCCAACCATTCCTTATGAAAGAAATTTCCTGTACCGTTTGCGGTTGATTCATATACAATCATAGTATATGGTCGGTAGAGTACACCATTTGTGGCATTGTTAACAACATCTTCTGGTGTTTTTCCATCTGTTGCTTCCCATAAACCAACCTCGGAGCAGTGGATTAGCGTATAATCTTCACCATTTAGAGATTTAGGACGTTCCATTGAACCTACCTTAATTTTGCAGAATCTCTGAGGTACTTTCTTTACGTTACCTGATGTACCGAATCCAACAAACTTTTGTTCGTTTTCAGAATAAGCTTCCCCCATTTCGTGCAGGAACTTTACAGGAAACATCTTCAAAGCCTCATCGAACATACCTCGGATGGTTTCTGCTGTGTCCTTAACCTGAGCGATAATAAGCGAGTTAAGACCTTTCTTCCACATGAGTTGTAGCCAAAGGAAGTACATCTGGATAACCGTAGAACCTCCCCATTGTCTTGCTTTCAGAAGAATGAGACGGATAGGGCGATTCTTTTTTCTTCGCTCCTCCAACCATCTGAGCAGCCTTCGCTGCGGTCTTCTGAGTTTGAATAAGAATGGTAAACCGCAACTTTTCGGTTTGATATAGATGAATGTCGCAAAGAAGAAGAAGGGGTCGTGTTTCATCCTGATGCGAGTGAACTGCTCCACCAGTTGCTCCATTTCTTCCTCTAGGTTGTACGGCTCGTCTATATCCTTGTGCAGTTCCTCGATTACTGCCTTGCAGCTACCCAACTCGATGAGCATCTTGACGAGCGGAATCTTCTTCATCGAAACTGGAAGCTGCTGTCTCTGAATCGGGAAGTCGGGAAGGAAGAGCAGGAATCGCTTATCTCCACAACCTTCACCCTTGATAGGATTGAATGGTGTGTTGATTTCCTTGATGCGTTTCTCGTTCTCTTTCAGGATGCCCAGTACATGTTTGTCTACAGCATCTGTCAGTTTTACTTGTCTTGGCATAGCGGTGCATTTAAATAACCCCACAACAGACCAAGTACATAGCAATAGATGTGGACTCCAGCAGCCATGCAAGGGAAGAAGATTCCAACACAGATATATAGGAGAATGGTGAGATTGTATCTTACCTTATTCTCAACGTATGGGGCAATAAAGCCCATGTAAGCATAGATAAATCCGCTGAGACCGATGATTGGTGCGGATGATGCAAAAGGATAGCTTACGGCTATGAGATAGAATGCTACCATGTGACCGATACCGCAAGGGATTGCTCGGTAACATTGGTGAAACACATAGAGGTTGATGGCTGCATGAAAGATGTTCTGATGGAAGAAAGGGTAACTTAGTCGGTTCTGAATAGAGCAACCTTCATAGAGACCCATGCCATCATATCCTATGAGCGTGATACATATTATTATAATGTACCCTGCATAAAGCGCAATCTTCTCTGACGAAGTTCGTAGCATCTTTTCTTCTCCTCCTTCCTCACCCGATGAAGTATGACGTGCATGGATTTTGGAGTGAGATAGAAACTCGGTGCTTCCTGATTGCACACATGCCAAATGGCATCCATCTTGGTGAGAGAAGGATGCTCCTTGGAATAAATCTTGTATCTTCGGAAAATCTCCTGAAACATTGCTCTTTTCTGTGGATTCATGCTGCTGATGGATTTACCATTGAGCATATTGAGAATGACATTGTATGCTCGGTCAGAGGAAACCCAAAAACGTTTGCTTGGAGATTGCAATAGTCTTCGCTCAATCTCCAAGATGCCTATATCGTCTCTTACTGATATAATCTTTTTGTAAGCTCTCAATATGTCAGCGTCACGTTCTTTTGTAAAGTCACATCGTGAGCCTTTATGTTTCATCGTCTATGATGCAAAGATACAAAAATGTATTGAAATAACCAAATTAATCGGATATGATTAAGTATAGTTAACGGATAAGATTAATAATAAGTTGAAAAGTGTTACTTTTGGGCATTGATTTATAAATTTACACATATATATATGGACGATAATACAAATATTGAGCAGAATGCTGGTGCTGCAAAACAGCAAGACACCAAGACCAAGAGAGACTTGGCTTTGGAGCGTTTGAAGACCCGCCATCCTGATACGGAGTATGCGGATGATGAGTCTATCTATGGGGCAATCAATGATGATTATGATGCCGACCAGAAGGCTTTGCAGGGTTACAAGGATAACGAAAAGGCGATGGGCGATTGGCTGGGTAGTGACCCTGAGGCGGCTACCTTCCTTCAAGCGATGAAGGCTGGCAAGAGTCCTTACGCTGAGTTGATTCGCACGCATGGCGAGGATGCTATTGACTACTATTCAGACCCTGACAATGCGGATGAGATTGCATCGGCTCAGTCGGAGTTCTTGCAGAATGCTGCCAACGGCAAGAAGTTGCAGGAGGAGTATGACAAGAACATGCCTTCCAGCTATGAAGTCTTCGACAAATTGGAAGAGAAGTATGGCGAGGAAGCGGTGAACAATGCTATCGACCAATGCTTTCAGACTATGCGCAATGTGGTGACTGGCAAGTTTACTGAGGAAATGATTACTGCGTTCATCAAGGCAAAGAATCATGATACCGATGTGGCTGATGCTGCCCATGAGGGTGAAGTCCGCGGCAAGAACAGCAAGCACGTCAAGAACCTTGAACTGAGAAAGAAGGGTGATGGTACTGCTGACCTTGATTCTGCCAATGCAGAGACCAAGCAGACGGATAACCAGCCTGACCTTGGTGCGCTTGGTAGGGCTTCACGTAGGGGTAACATTTGGGAACGTGGAAACGAGAAGAGAACACACATTCGATAATTCGACAAGGTGAAAAGATAATATATAATGTTTAATTAATATTCAAAATAACAATGAAGAAAAGTACATTTAATCGGCTGCTTTCCATTTTTCTGATGGTTATGGCAGTTATTTTTGGAGTGAATGGTAATGTGGTCATGGCTGAGGCTGCTCTGCCTGATGGCGGTACTACCGAGAGTGGTCATGCTGCTGAGGCTGGCGGTGCTACCGCTGCCGATGAAGCTGGCAATGGTGGTGCGGCTCGTCAGGATGATGGTATCGCTACCGAAACCAAGGGTCGTGAAGCTTATAACGAGAAAGGTACGGAGTTCTATGAGAACGACATCAACGACAAGATTACCAAGATTCGTCCGATGGCTACTCCTGTTGACCAGATTTCACGCTATGCGACAACCAAGTCTGCAAGTTCGTTTGTGGTAGAATACTGGAGTATCGGCACTCGTCCTATCAAGACAACTGTCAAGGAGGACACCGTGAAGAGTACTGGTACATCTATGGTGTTGAAGGTGGAAGACCCTGAAATGTTCACACTGGATGATACTATCCGAGTGGTAAATGTGAAGGCAATTACCAACTATAAGGGTGTTGCTTATTCAACTATTAAAGATGCTCCTACTCCTGATTTGGAACTTTGTGTTTGCGGCAAGGATAATGAGGGTTATCCTATTGTGTTTGCAGTAAATGGTGAATTGGTCAACAAGCAGGCTATCGGCATTCCAGCCTTGAAGAAGGGTCAGGTGCTTATCCGTATGGCGAAGAGTTGCGGCGAGTTGGATGTTCAGACTGGTCGTTTCAACAACCTTCCTGATTCTGAGACTCAGTTCTGTCAGAACTTTATGATTCAGATTGAGGAGAGTACCTTCAACAAGATTGCGGCTAAGCGAGTGGATTGGGACTTCTCAGACATAGAAGAGGATAGTATTTACGATATGCGCCTTGCCATGGAGGGTACTTACCTCTTCGGTGATATGGCTTGTATTAAGCATACTACCAAGAACAACTCTGCTCAGTGGTTTACCAAGGGTATCTGGTGGATGGCTGGTAAGGATATTGAAGTTGGTCATGTTGCAACTGCTGATGATATGAAGAAGGGTTACAACAAGAATGAGCGAGTTATCACAGATTTGGAGTTGGTTGACATTTCCAAGGACTTGTTTGTTGGCACTGGTATCGGCAACAAGCGCAAGGTGATTATCGCTGGTTCTGACTTCGTGAGTGCATTCAGCAAGATTGATTCTGACAAGTTCCGCTTGAAGGACACCGTAGAGGTTTGGAACTTGAAGTTCAAGAGTTGGGAGACCGACTTTGGTGAGGTTCTGATGATTCACTCTGAGTTGTTTGACATCTTCGGTATGAGCGACTGTGGCTTTGCTCTTGACCCAGAGTTCTTGGTTAAGCGAGTACACTTGTCTTGGACTCGTAACGTACTCGATTTGAAGAAGGCTGGTATTCGCAACACCGATGCTGTAGTCATTCAGGAGGTTGCTTGTCTGTACTTGAAGTACCCTAAGGCACACGCTCGTATGCGCCTTGCTGCGGTTCCTGCAACAGATGGTATGGCTGAGACGGGAGAGACCAAGGCTGCTGCCTAACAGCAAGTAGAATTGCAAATTTATTCATCAAATAGTGAGGGGTGTGGGCACTAGCCCCATCCCTTTTTTAGTAACACATATATATAATAAGGTATAATCATGTTTAATAAATATCAAGCTGGTACAGATTTAGCATTCAGCGTTATGGTAGGTGATGAGAGAATGCGTATTGTCTTTGAGGGTAAAACGATGGGCAGCAGTGTCTATATGACAAGAGACCCAAAGGTACAGAAGGCTATCGAGTCTCATTATTGGTTCAACGACAAGTTCTTCTTGGCGGAGAGTATTGACGAGAAGAAGGAAGCTGCTGAGGCAAAGAAGAAGGCCGCTGCCAAGGCAAAGAAGAAAGTGGCTGACGAGAAGAAGACACACGTAGTGACAGACGTTGAGGATGCCAAGGACTATCTGGCTGAGACCTATGGTGTGAGCCGTTCCAAGATGAAGACCAAGGAAGACATCTTGGCTATTGCTAAGGAAAAGGGTGTTGAACTAGAAGGACTGGAGTAATATGGATAGTTATGCGGTTGAAGGTTTGGTTAGGGAAATCAAAAATATACTTGACCGTAACCAAGAAAATGCAGAGTTGATACCAACGGATTCCGATACGCTCTCTCAGGGTGAGATTATCAAGAGCAAGTTGGTTGACGCAACGAAACTGATAGAGTTCAATGCTCCATTGCAGATGTTATCAGGCTATTCTTACAAGGACAATGGCAGCTTACGGATGGAGGCTAACAACGGCATGTATGTTGGTAAGGTTCCGCTTCCAAAGGACTTGTTGCGCTTATTGAGTGTCAGGATGTCTGGATGGGAGAGACCTGCTAAGATAATTTCTGAGTTGGACGATGAGTATGGTTGGCAGAGTAATCGTTTTGGAGTCCGTGGAAATCCTCAACGTCCAATCGCTGCCGTGGTTCAAAGCAATGGTGACTTACAATTGGAGCTATATACTTGCAAGACTGCTACGGAAACGCTCAACTGTACATACATACCTATTCCTTATATAGACAATGGTGTCATATTCATGTGCAAGAAATTGAAGGAGTCAATTCTTTATATGGCTGCATCTTTGGTTTGTACGACACTTGGTGATACTGATACAGCTTCAAGTTTGAAGTCCACGGCATTTGGACTTGCCAACATAACAGAACCTTCTAAAACACAATAATCATGGCAAAGAAAAATGATAAGGCTAAGTTGATGTCGCTGAGCAAGGTGGTGGATAGAGATGAGCTTGATACCGTCAAGCAGAGTTTCAAAAACTACGACCAGCCCTATGAACGAGCGTATGCTGTCCTGTTTGAAGCTCAGCGATATTACGACAACATGGATAACTTCCGAAAGCGAAGATTACGAAACAAGCGATACTGCTATGGAGACCAGTGGGGAGATACCATTGAGTTCAAAAGTAAGTGTGGCTTTAAAAAGCGTATCAGGGAGGAAGACTATATCCGTGAGCAGGGTAGCGAGCCATTGAAGAACAACCTTATCAGAAGATTGGTGAAGAATGTGCTTGGTGTATATCGCTCCCAGAGCAAGGAACCAACCTGCAACGCCAGAGATAAGGATGAGAAACGATATGGTGAGACCATGAGCGTGGTGCTGCAATGTAGCCGACAACTGAACCGAGAGGCGGAGCTGGATGCCCGAACCATGGAAGAGTTCCTGATAAGCGGTGCTGCTATCTATAAGAAAAAGTATGGATGGCGAAGAGGTAGGTTGGATTGCTGGACGGACTACGTGAACCCGAACAATTTCTTCATAGACAACAATATGAGGGATTTCCGTGGTTGGGACGTGAGTTGCTTAGGTGAGGTGCATGACATCACCATCGGCAACGTACTGCGAGAGTTTGCCAAGTCTCCTGCTGAGGCTCGTAAGTTGAAGGAGATATACAGACTGGCGGCTAACCGAGATTTCGTGATTGCTGACTGCACTCAGCGATTTGGTGAGTTCGACCCTAAGACCATCGACTTCATGAATCCTGCCAACCCTTCGCTCTGCCGAGTGATTGAGGTTTGGCGCAAGGAGAGTAAACCGAGATACCGATGCCACGACTACAACAATGGCGATGATTTCAAGATTGATATTGAGGATAAGGCAGATATTGTAGATGCCGAGAATGCGGACAGAAGACAGAGAGGATTGGCTGCTGGTATGGTGGAAGATGATATTCCTCTGATTGAAGCTGAGTGGTTCATGGATGATTACTGGCATTTCTATTATCTTTCTCCTTTCGGTGATATTCTGAGAGAGGGTGAGACTCCTTATGCTCATGGTGAGCATCCATACTGCTTTAAGTTCTATCCGTTTATAGATGGTGAGATTCACAGTTTCGTGGAAGATGTGATTGACCAGCAGAGATATGTTAACCGACTTATCACGATGTACGACTTCATTATGCGTGCAAGTGCCAAGGGTGTGCTGCTCTGTCCTGAGGATTGTCTGCCTGACGATATGAGTTGGGATGATTTCTGCGATGAGTGGAGTAGGTTCAATGGTGTGGTGAGATACAAGCCGAACAAGAGCGGTCAGGTTCCTCAGCAAGTGGCGAACAACTCAACGAATATCGGTATCGGTGATTTGCTCAGTTATCAGTTGAAGTTCTTTGAAGATATATCTGGAGTAAATGGTGCTCTACAAGGAAAGCCAGGAGTTTCAGGAACGAGCGGTTCGCTCTATGCCCAGCAGACTCAGAATGCCACCATGTCGCTGCTTGATATATTGGAGAGTTTCAGCCAGTTTATCATTGATGGTGCTTACAAGACCGTGAAGAATATGCAGCAGTACTATGATGTGGCTCGCAACTTCAATATCGTTGGTAGGGCAGGGCAGATTGTACGCTATGACCCTAAGAAGATACGAGACGTTGAGTTTGACATCAATATCACGGAAAGTACGGCTACTCCTGTTTATAGACAGATGGCGAATGAGTTCCTTATGACCTTGTGGCAGAATCAGGCTATCACGCTGGAGCAGTTGCTGCAAGTAGGAGATTTCCCATTTGGAGAGGAGTTGCTGCAATCGGTTGCATCCAACCAGCAAGCCATACAGAATGGTGAGACTCCACAAGGATTCTCTCCTCAGTTGCAAGCGCAAGTGGCTCAGGCATCACAGAGCAATCCGAAGGCTCAGGCGATGTTGCAGCAGATGATGAGCGGTCAGGGAGTGAGTCCTGACGGACAGACCCCACCGCTTGCTGCTTAATTTAGTTATTCTTTTAATAGATAATAGTATGATTGCAGACAAACCAAGCGACAAGGAATGGTATGGCAACGGAAAACCCGATGCCAGCCAAGGTAGCAATCCCAATAATGGTATAGCTACAGAGACTAAAGGTAGGGAAGATAAGCCCGAACTTTACGAAAATGATGTACTCGGCAAGGTGTCGAAACGCAAGAAAAACGACATCTGGGCGAGGGGCAAAGAGAAACGAACCAAATATAAGGACGAATAAAGAAAGGAGGTGTTTTTATCGTAACTGTATTTGTCTGATACTCAGATAGCTACAGGAATATTTGCGAGTTTATGGTGCTGCGTTGAAGATATTCTTATCTTTGCAGCATCATAAACTTTTAAATTTTATAGGTATGAATTTCATAGAGTTTGTCGAAAAGTATCAGCAGGATATGACTCCTGAACAGATGTTGAGTATAGCTAAGGCTATGGGTAAGTATCTCTCGTACAAGTTGAGCGATGTAGAGGTGCATCATCTTTGTGCGATGGTGCATGGTGTTTTGAGTGAAGAACATTTTGACAAGTACTTTGCTGATGATGCTATCAGTAAGATGTGGTATGAGGATGCTGATGGAACCAAGCACATGGCTCCTTTCTTCACGGACGAAGAAATAAAGGAGGTTTTCGATAAACATAAGGATGATATATCAGACTATACCATCCATGATTTGGCGGTAACTATGAATTTACTGAGGAGTGACCATCATGTTCTGCTGGAGCGATATAGTGAGGATGCAGGGGAGCTGAAAGAAATGGTAGTGTTGATGGCGATAGAATACCTTCAAGACCCAGACTGTTTGCATCCAACGAGCAAGATATGGCATAACATTAACGGATAAGATGATGAATTGAAAGGCATAACTTATTTTTGCATATTATTAATATTAATAGTATAAAAAGATAAGTTATGACTCCAAACGTACGTGAAGGATTGCAATATGGTACAGCCATTGGAATGGTAGTTAGCGGCATCGTCCTTGCCTTCCTATCATTCTTTCTGAACAACTATATTATTTCGGATGGTGTGCTCTGGTACATCAGTCAAGCACTTGTTTACTCTGGAGCAATATTCGGAGTGAACATTTATTTTAAGACAAAATTAGGCAACTTTGAGAGCAAGGTGAAGGACGAACTCGTAAGTATGCTGAAACAAGTAAAGGAGGGTAAGTAATGAAGGTAACAAGAGAACAGATTCTAGCTATCATGCCGAATGCAAAGGATAGGGTGAATGATTTTCTGCCTTACATTAATGGGTATGCTGAGGCGTATCATATTGATACTCCTATACGTATGGCTCACTTCTTGGCTCAGATTGCTCATGAGAGTGGCGAACTGAGATATACCAAGGAACTCGGCAACAGGAACTACTTCCGTAAGTATGATGTTGGTAGATTGAAGAATATGCTCGGAAACCTGAAAGATGGTGACGGGTATAAGTATCGTGGTAGGGGATTGATACAGATTACAGGCAGGGCGAACTATCAGGCTTATCAGAATAGCAAGCACTGTACTGGTGACATCATGGAGCATCCTGAATTGCTGGAGAAGCCTTTGGGTGCAACAAAGAGTGCGATGTGGTGGTGGTGGAAGCACGACCTGAACAAACTGGCTGATAGTGATTGTTTCGTGGCTATTACCAAGACCATCAATGGTGGAACTAACGGATTGGAATCAAGGCGAAAGTTCCTAACAAGAGCAAAGAAGGTTTTCAATGTTTAGTCTATGAAAACAAAGTGGTATGATACTTATTTTTGGCAAGTAGCACTCTACGTGATTGGTATCTTGCTGGTGGCATTTCTTCTGTCGGGATGCAAAACGAAGTACATTCCGATGGAAAAAATTGTATATCAGGATGTGATAAAACACGATACGCTGCATACTTACGATAGCGTTTTTGTGCGTGATTCTATATATCTCAGACAAAAGGGAGATACCTGCTACCTTGACCGATGGCATGAGAAAACTATCTTCAAGAATGTGTATAAGGTTAAGGTAGATTCCTTCCTGAAAAGAGATTCCGTCCCAGTGCCCTATCCTGTAGAGAAGGAGTTGTCCAAGTGGGAGCAGTTTCAGTTGAAGTATGCTGTATGGTCATTTGGCGCACTTTGTATGCTGCTAATCATATTAGGTTATAAACTCTATAAAAAGATAAAGAATGGCAGATTTCACATTGGTAATCAGGAAAAATGACATCTATGAAGAGGTAGCGAAGACTACTGCCTACATAGGTAAGATGACAACCGTAGAGGATGGCAAATCGGCTTTTGACCAGATATTCGTGACGGATGCTGACTTGGCGATGATTGAGCGGTTCTTTAATGAGTCATTGGATTCGCTAAGAAACGTTCTGAAACGGTTTATCTCAGGTGGCTCAGGAGTAGATGGGACTATCACTTGGGAACTCGAAATGCCAAGCAGATTCGATGAAAATCTACTCAGTTCCATCAATTCGTCAGCCAACTCGTTCATGGTAAATAGCATTATAGGGAAGTGGTGCGAGATTACCGCAAACGACAAGGTAAAGGAATATGCAGATAATGCTGCTGCATTATTGCTCGATATTAAGGACAAAGCGTTCTACAAAAAGAAACCGACACGAACTAAAATATCATAGTATGGCAAGAAAAAGTCTAACGATTACGTTGTATATGAGTGAACTCATCTACGACTTCCAAAATAAAGCGTTCCTGACAGGACGTAGTAGAAGGGCTGCCGATATGGATGCTGAGGTGGCAAGTAATATTCAGGCGAGCGATGATGATGAAGACAAAAATCAGGCATTGCGTAGCATTCAGAATGCGTATAGTCAACTGCTTGTAGAGTTGAGTGAGTCAATTCAAACAGGCAATGGTACTACTGCTTCCAACGAGTTGATTGATGATAGTACCAATATTGTTATCAGCCTGTCCCTTCCATCAAACTATCCGCTCGCCTTAAAGGATGCTCTTACAAGTTCTATCCATGACTACATTATCAACAAGGCTGTGATGGACTGGTTTATTATTACCAACCCTAACGAGTCGAAGACGTATGCAGAATTGTCGGTTGCGGCTATCAAGAACCTGCATGAGGTCTTCAACAGACGTGAGAGACCAAGCAGAACGGATCCTAACGCATAAGAAAGGAGGTGTATATGAAAGAATGTAGAGTTTGTAACCTTGGGTACAAGGTAATGATAGAGCTTCAAAAGAAAGAACTGGTGTTTGACATCAAGAATACGGCTGCTGTCTATGCCGATTCCATATCCAGTTCTGTAGCGGATTCCCATTCTATTCACAATATCTATGATGTGGGCGAGGATGGTAATCGGGATAAACTGGCAAGGATTCTTGACTCAGCAGTAGAAGACTGTAACGAAATGCTTTTCAGGTACACCAAGATGAAAATGCTTGGTGGCGGCTTTGATTCCAACGAGTGGGAAGAGTGTATAGGTTCTCCTACCAATGAAGAGGAAGCCTACTACTTGGCGATGAGAATACCGCAAGGTTTCTCGAAGACAAGTGTTCATACCATGACGGTATATATTCACGATTATATTGTAAACCAGTGCTTATATGAGTGGCTGATGATTGTTTATCCTGATGGTGCTGACAGGTTCTGGGCACTCGCTGAGGATAAGAAGCAGAAGATTAAGGAAGCAAGCAATCGGTCGGCTGGCAGAGCAAGAATTGCTTTGCATCCGTTTTAAGGTTTTTGATTAAGATAAAGCAAGGGTAGCTATCCATCACGGACTGCTACCCTTTAGTTTTTATAATGAAAAAGAAAATTATTATCTAAGTTTGTTTTGTAATCTTTCCTGGAACTCAGCAGATAGACCGCTTATAGATTCGTTTGTGGCAAGATTGCCAATGAGTGCAACCCTGAAATATTTGTATGGAGAGCCGGCTATTCCTCTGAGATACTCGTTGATTGATGTCTTAATGAGATACCAGTCGAAGAGGTTATTACTTCCATACAAAACCATGGCACACTTGCCATTTATTTCTTTTCGGAAATATCCTCTTGCTATGCAAGTAAATATAGTCTTGTAAACCTCTTTGTCGCTTATAGTAAGAGGTCTGCTGCAAAGGAAATAAGGAGTGTTGAAATATGGTTCTTCTACATATACATTAAGAATCTTGCCTTCCTTATTGGTAGCGTATGACTCAGGGTATATGTTAACTCGTTTGTTGAACACATTCTTCATTGCTCCCCACATCTTACTCTTCAACGAATAAACGTAAGCGTATGCTTGGTTCGGGTTGAAGACAATGATACGATTATTGTAGTAGTCGTAAATCATATCAGCCGATTTAAGATAGTCCTTGAAACGGATATAACTTATCTCTCCTGACTCTGTTTCGTTGGTGGCTATAATCTGTTTAGCGTACTTCATTTCCATGAAGTTGAAAGGATAACCATCAAGTTGGTCTGTAATACAGATAGAATTTCTTCCTTGCTGCATCATGATACCTCTGTTGGTTGGATAGAGTACTGCATCATCTATCTGCAAGATTCCGTTAGGATTGGAACAGATTTCTCGGTTGGCTGGTTGGCGAGCCACATAGGTTCCTTCTCCACTCAACATCAATACCCATACTCCTTCATCTGTAAAAGCGTAGAGTGGAGCTTCACCAAACTGACCTTCGCTGATTGGTCGGGTGTTAGCTGCAAGTGCAGAGATAACAGATGAACCTACTTGTACGCTATTCTTTGCAGGGAAGACTAAAGGATTTTCAGCTTCGCTGACTTTTATTAAGGAAGCAAGTTGTTCTATTTTCGCTCCATCGGAATCGCATTTTTGGGAAGCTTCATCGTAAAAATTGCTTGATGTTGAAGTAAAGGTGTCTCCTTGCCTTCTTGTTAATACACCTCCATTATTTGAGAGTTCGTATTTTTGCATAAAAGAGAATATCCCATTCTCAGCATTAAATATATAATACGACATACCAAATGTTTCTGATTGGTGAAGGTTGATGTTTCTAAATCCAATCTCGTCCATGAGCTTGCCTTTGTGTTTGATGTATAATTTGACACTTTTTGCATCTTGAAATGGAACTACAAATATAGGATTTAAAGGGTATTGCACAGTTGCTTTATAGTAATACTTGTTATCAATGATAGCAATAACCTCCGCTGTATCAGAACTCTGTTTTTCAAGGTCGTACCAACCTTCGTCTGTCAAAGGAACATCCATATAATTTCCAAGTATCGTGTTTATTTTCTCAACTGGGAAAGAAGTGCCTGATGAGTTGAGTTCAAATTTATATATTGGGTTTGGTGAAAATATGTCGTTGATGTAGTTTTGTATGTTAGCCAAGTGAAGTCTATTGTTGTATGCTATAGCACAAGAACTGCCAATAGAGGTTCGCCCCATGTCTGCAAGCGACAAAGGTTCTTCTGTTCCCTGCACATTCAACAAATCAATGTCTTTTCCAAGGTCTTCTTTTGTTATATAGATGGAATGATAAAAGGTAAGGTTATCAAATTCCCTGTATAATGAAGACTTTTTTAAACGTTCAAATGTAATAGTACCTTTTCTCTTTTTTAAATTATTAACCGTTTCCGTTGATGTTGCGTCATACCCTTTATCTAAGTAAAGAAAATCAGTTCCTTTTGTTAGGAAAACATCTACTCCTTGAACAAAA